ATCTCACATATTTAAATTAATAACATATCTTGCAAGGAGTTCTGCCCATATCTTCAGCTTCCTCCTCGCTTACCTCTTCTATTTCTCCTGAGCAGCGAGAAAGACCACGGCAATCAGGGTCGCTATGATACTTGGTAGAAGTTTCCCCTGTACAAATGTATACACTTTCATCAAGATTATCATAAGACTCTATATCGCTTTCTGTTTTTGAAGGTTTTTCTTCTCCAAAAATAGCCCGATAGTCTTCTTCACTAAGAGAGTTAATCAAATCTTTCTCTCTCCTTCCGTATAACTTCAAAGATAAATCTGAGTTTTCCTTTTTCAAAGAATCAATTATCTTATCTTTCATTTTGATTGTATCTCTTGCTAAAGATAATTTCTTAGGAAGTTCCTTTCTGCCTAAAGTAACACTACCAGAAACAATCCAAAGACCAAACAAGCATAAAGGTACTAAATAGAAAGCCAAACATCCGCAGAAATTTTCTACTCCATTAGATAATGTAAGTTTTCTGTAAATCAAATAAACGATATAACCTATAGATACCGCCATTCCGAACGTAGAGAATATACACACAAGTAACTCCATACCTACCACATTTTAATTACCCTACATTTGCTTTTCTCACGCCACCGCCCAAGATAGACAATAGCTGGTCGTAGCGTTTCTCCAGTTCCTCATACTTCGCCTTCCATACAGAATCATCCTGATGAGACTCATCACCAAGAGCCTCATGCTTAGGCTCCTCAGCTACCATATAAGACACCTCTTCCACATCGCCTTCTTTATGATACATAGTACCAACACCACGTATTACCCACTCGGCAGATACGTCAGGGAAGACGGAAAGAACCTTTGCTACTACATTTGCAGACAAGGCACGTTCACCCTTCAACTGCGTGTTAAGGGTAGTTTGAGACATTTCGACTAACTTCGATAGAGCATTAACCGAAACTTGCTTATCATCTAAAATTAGCATAATTCGCTGACAAATAGTCATTTCCATACATTTTACATTTATAAACCATACTTAATTAATCATAATCGGTTAATAATTTCTTGCTAAAAATTTGGTAGATTAGCAAGAAATGACTACCTTTGCAACCGTTAATAACAAGTTGCTATATATTTTAAAGCAAAAGTACAACAAAAAATTAAGTTATGCAAGTAAAAAAGATAAAAATTATCAAGGTTCCACCTAAAATGGGTAAAAAACTTGCTGAGCGGTATGGTTGCCGAAGGGAAACAATATACAACGCTCTAAGTTTTAGGAGCCAGAGCAAGCAATCCGAAGACATCAGGCAGGCTGCTTTGAATGAGTTCGGAGGAGTTGAGACGGACAAGGTCTTGTTCTACTAATTATAAAGAAGGAGGTTATATGACTGGAATCGTTTACCGAGGTAAAAGCAACCAACCTCTAACAAATAGCAAACTGGTTGCTGAGGTCTTTGAAAAGCCTCATGATAATGTCCTCAAAACAATAAGAAAGATACTTCAAGGGGGTATCGTTAAAAATGACGAGACACCGATATTTGAGGAAACGACCTACATCAATGAGCAGAACAAACAGAGTTACCCAATGTTCATCATGAACCAAGATGGTTTTACTCTGCTGGCGATGGGATTCAATGGTAAGAAGGCGATGGAGTTCAAACTGAAATACATCGAAGCCTTCAACGCAATGAAGAGACAGATTGAGCAAAACAAGCCATCCGTTCCACAGACCTATCTCGAAGCTCTCAAATCTCTGGTCAAGTCCGAGGAGGAGAAACAGCAGCTAGCTTTGGAGAACAAGCAGCAGCAAGCAACCATCCTCACTATCAGCAAAGAGAACATGGAACTGGGCAACAAGATTACCGAAATGCTGCCGAAGGTCAGCTACTACGACAAAATCTTGCAGAGTAATGCCACCATGACCGTCACCCAGATTGCGCAGGACTACGGAATGAGTGCCATGAAGCTGAATAAAGAACTGGAAGCGATGAAGATTCAGCATAAGGTTCGAGGTCAGTGGATATTGTACGGAAAGTTCCTCACTGGCGGTTACGTTCACAGCAGAGCGGTAGATATACTGAGAAGTGATGGTCGGCACGATGTGAAGTACAACACCGAGTGGACAACGAAAGGAAGAATCTTCCTATATGAATCACTCAAAGCGAAGGGCATTCTCCCCTTAATAGAGCAGGAGAACACTCCCAGCGATAAGGGCACTGGTGGAACAGAGCCATCCAAAGCAGCTAGTGCAAGTCAACAAACCCTCAAATTCAACTGATATGATAGACCCAGAGATTAAGGAGCAGCTAGACCGCATCGAGCAGTATTCGCTGATAGCAGCAAAGAATGTTCTCAACATTAAGGAAGCTGCAATCATACTAGGCATGACGGTTCGAGGAGTGAGGGAGAACGTCAGAAAGCACATACTCCCCTGCTACAAGCCAAACATCAACCTACTCTACTTCAAGAAGAGTGAGTTGGAAGACTGGATGATGCAGAACCGCAGCAAGAGCATGGCAGAGATAGAATCAGAGGCAGCAGCCTATTGTGTAACCCATTAAACAGATAAACTTATGTTCGCAGATATTATGTTCGTGGCATCTATTGTCGCATTTTTACTATTAATAAAGGAAATGTGCTCCTACTTCAAGGAGGTAGGCAAGTAGATATAAGGAGATTGAACCTCACAAGTTAAATTTAGTATTAAATTATTAATATGTTAAGTCTTATAATGTTTCAGCCATCGAATTTTCATTCGGTAAAGAGCAGAGGTTTTTTGGAGTTTGCTACTCCCAGTCTCCACAAGTGATAAATATAGTCATTTTTTACTTATGTTTTTAAGTTAGTTAGATTATTGGTTAGCCAGCGCAAGTAACTCAGATGGTAGAGTATGAAATGTCATGTGTCGTGGGTTCGAGTCCCACCTTGTGCCCCCATATAGCCCGATTCCAAGGCTTTATATCGGATAGGATAAACCTTCCTAGAGAGGTACACGTACCCAAAAGGAGCATCATTAACCACAGATGATGCTTAGACGTGGAAGTGGCAAGTTAATACATACACCCACTGGGTGGAATATGGAACGCTTGGAGTTCACTTGTGAAGATGCAGACCTCATGCCGTGACCCTTAAAGATAAGGTAGCAGAAAGGTAGAAGCGCACAACTACAAATCGGTTCTAATGCAGCCAGCACGAATACTTTATTTTGTTCAAGTTTAGTAAATAGGTTAATGATTCGTAAAAATTTAGATATATCACAATATGTGCGATTACTAGTGCTGGGAGTTCTAAGCCTCCATAAATGCAGAAGAGAACCAAGGAGCGATTCAGCATCAGGCAAGATTGTATAGATGTCGCTCCACGGAGGTGGCAGTTTTAATCATATTCATTTTACTGCCCCTCCTTTTCTAAAGGAAATTGCAAATATTGACATATTAAAATTTACCATACAGATTACATTAGCAATGCGGTAGCGACCGCTCAGGTTAATATTAAAACAACAAACACTCGCCCCCACCATTCGTGAGAACCGTGGGGTTTTTAATTTGAATATTTCAAACCATACAATATGAGATATAAAGCAAATAGTTGTCACGATTGTCTCTTCTTGACCATGTGTGACAACCCTCAAAAGAACCCTGATGGCGGCTACAGATGCAGCCACTATGAATGGAAGTATCAATAACAACTTAAATACATATAAGATATGAAAGAACTTATCGCAATTCAGTCGGAACTGAAAGCCCCGAAGAGTCAGTTCAACAAATTCGGTGGCTACAAGTATCGCAAGGCAGAAGACATCTTGGAAGCTGTCAAGCCTTTACTCGCCAAGCAGAAATGTACGCTCATCATCACCGATGATGTAGTCTTGATAGGCAACCGCATCTACGTGAAGGCAACTGCTACCATCAAGAACGAGAAGGGCGAGTGTGAAACAACCACTGGTTGGGCTAGAGAAGAGGAAACCAAGAAAGGTATGGATGGTAGTCAGATTACTGGAGCATCATCCTCCTACGCTAGAAAGTATGCACTCAATGGTCTTTTTGCAATTGATGATAACGCTGATTCAGATGCTACAAACGATGTGCAACATCAGGCAGCGCAGCAGCAGACACAGACTCAGCATCCAACCGCTCAGGCAGCACAAGCCGTACAGCAGCCAGCAACACCCCAGTATCACACCAATGACCTGAACGAAGGATTGGCGTACCTTAGCAGATGTGTCAACAAGGACAATCTAGTATGGGTAGTTCAGACATACAAGCCGCTCACCGCCAGCCCTCAGTTCATGCAAGCAGTATCAGCTAAGAAGAAAGAATTAGGATTACAATAATATGACAGCAGAAACAAAGAAAATAACCCTGAATGTGCCAAAGGTTACATTCATTGAGGAATCTCACCAGTACTTTATCGGCAAGAAGGAACTGAAAGGTGTAACTGGAACGCTCATCAAGAAAGCATTCCCCGACACCTACAAGAACATTCCTGAATTGGTATTGATGAAGGCAGCAGAGCGAGGAGGTCTTATCCACAATACGTTTGAAACCTTCTGTTCCATCTTCGATGCAGACCTCAAACAATACCCGAACCCTACGGAAGAGCTTCTTGCCTTCCATAGTATGTTAGTCGCATACGATTTACACTATGTAGCATCCGAGTATCTAGTTACAGATGGCGAGAACTTTGCATCTGCCATTGATGGAATTTTCTCAGATAGCGAAGGCAACATCTATCTGGTAGATTACAAGACCACCGCCACCCTACACTATGACAATGTATCTCTCCAACTTTCCATCTATGCCAAATGGTTCGAGGAGCAGAATCCTAACTTGAGGGTGAAGGAGATTGTCTGCATGTGGTTCAAGAACGGACAGAGTAAGTTCCAGCCGCTACCTAGGGTAGCAGATTGGCAGATAGATGATTTAATCAACGCTTATCTCGCTGATGATACAGAGTATCAATATAAGGTAGAGGTTCCTGAGCAGTTCTCGGCACTAGAGCAGGAGTACAGACTAGTTTCCGCTCGTATGGATGCCCTGAAAATCAAGCAGGATGATTTGAAGGAGCAGATGATGAAGATGATGGAAGCCAACAAGCAGAAATCCATCAAGACCAATATCGGTTCTTACTCTTATGTTGAGAGCACAACTAAGAGAACGCTCGACACGAAACTATTCAAAGAGAAATATCCAAATGCTTACGAGAGATTAACAAAAGTCAGTATCTCCAAGCCATCAATAAGAATCAAACTTAATTAAGTATAGATATGAACGTAAAGTTTACAGGCAAGATTATTGCAGCAGGGCAAGTTCAAATGGGAACGAGCCAAAACGGAACCCAATGGAGTTCCCAAGAGTATGTTATTGAGGAACTGAATCAGCAATACCCTTCAAGAGCCGTTATCCAAGTTTACGGTTCTGACAAGATTCAGCAGTTCGGCATTCAGGTTGGTGAAATCATCACCGCAAACATCGGATTGAAGGCACATCAGTCTAGAGACGGACGTTGGTTCAATCAGTTGGACTGCTGGAAGGTGGAGCGACCAAATGCCCAGCAGCAATGGCAGATGATGCAGAGTCAGATAGGTCAGGTTCCTCAGCAGCAAGCAGCCAACTATCCACCTCAGCCAGCACCTATTCAGCAGCAGATGCAGACTTTTCCCCCTCAGGTTAATGCAAGCGGTCAACCTATTCAGCAGAACACTCAATATGCAGGTGGTCAGCAGAAAAGTGGTCTCCCATTCTAAGCATTAATAAATAAGGTATGGAAATCCATCTAGTAAGAACCTCCACTGGTCTTCGCCCCTACACGGATGATGATTACGAGGAAATGAAAAAGATAAAGGTTGGTTCCATCGTCAAGGCGAATATCGTCCGACCACGCAACGTAAAGTTCCATCGCAAGTTCTTCGCCCTTATCAGGGCAGCATGGGATTGTCTTACCGAACAGCAGCGCACAAACCTACGCTCGATAGACACATTCCGTGAGCAACTGCTGATAACATCAGGATTCAGCGAACCGCTTTACGACCTCAACGGACAGAAGTTCTTGGAGAGAGCAAAATCTATCTCCTTCGCCAAGATGGATGAGCCAGCCTTTAATGAAGTATATAGTAGAGTCTTAGACACCATCCTCACGATACTCTATGCAGATGGTGTTACAGAAGACGAGTTTAATAACATTTTACAAAATTATAGTTGATATGACACGTAGAAACGACAAGCGCAACAACAGACGTAATCGTCAGCGCAACAATGGTAACGATGAAGCAAGCAAGTTTGCATCTATTATGATGAGTGCTATCATGGGCAAGGCTTTTGAGGAAGTCTTCGGCAAGAAGGATGATAGATATTCATCAGGCATTCATGCAGAAGGCATCAGTAATCAGGACGTTACCAACATTAATAACGGAAAGGCGAGTCTCACAAAATGCACCATCCCAACGGATGGCACAGCAGTAGAACTTCCTATTCCCGACAACCTTCAAGTCTTCATCAGCGAGGATGGCAAGCCGATGATTCGCAAGAAGATTGAAGGAGACGAGGACAAGAAGGCTCCTGATGCAGCGGAAGGCAATCCTATCACATACGAAGATGTTCTCAAAGAACTCTTCTTAAATAAGAAGACATACTGGATTGGTGATACTAATATCAACACAACAATATCACAACACAATAACTACAACGACATTGACAACTGCACCAGCATTGCTCAGGCAAAGCGCATGATTGCTTTCAACAAGTTGATGAACATCGCCAAGTATCTCAATGGTGGCTGGAAACCGAGATTCGATGGTAACAACCAAAACTGGTTTATTTGTATTGAAGACGAAGGATATGATACCAGATACACTAAATGGATTAATGATGGTTCCATTTTCTTCAAGACAGAAAAAACAGCATACGAAGCCATCCGCTTGATGGGTGAAGAATCTCTCAACGACCTTTTCTCAACTGATTGGTAATGGCAAGCTACGCTGAAATCAAGGCAAAGCTAGAGCAGGAAGGCAAGAAGATACGCAAGCGTTCATCCTACGATGAACACAACTTGCAAGCCGCAGAGGTCAGGTATATCCGTGGGGTATATCCTGACCTTGAAGGAGTCTTCTTTGCCGTTCCTAATGGTGGCAAGCGAACTTCCCGACAAGCCGCATGGCTCAAAGAAGAAGGTATGAAGGCAGGAGTATCGGATATGCTGCTCCTGAAGCGCACCTCCCAGTACGGTTTCCTCTGCATCGAAAATAAGACACCCAAAGGACAGCAGGAACCCGAACAGAAGGTATTCCAGTATGAAGTAGAACGACATGGTGGCAAGTACATCATCATTCGTTCTTTAGATGAATTTATCCAAGCAATCGACAATTATTTAAATGGTGAACTATGAAACAATTTCAAATGCAATTAATGCCACCATTTGTTCATGGTGAGAACTTAATAGATAGATTTATTGAAGAGTTCAAAGAAAACCAAGAAGAAGAGTTAACGGAAAAAATAATCTCTATCTTGGAAACCAAAGGTTACAAGGTAACACCACCTCCAAAGCAAGTCAAAGACGAATATACCTTTGAGCGAGCATGGAACCTTTACGAAAAGAAGGTTGGCTGCAAAGCCAAACTCGAAAAGAAGTGGAACTCTATGAGCCTGAAAGACCGCAAGGCTGCTATAAAGTACATACCTCTCTATGTACTCTCCCAACCCGACAAGCAGTATAGAAAGAACTTCCAAACCTTCCTTAACCAGCGAGGATGGGAAGACGAACTTATCGGAGCAACACCACCGCCAGCAGCCATAAATGAAAAGCCTTCTGAAATGAGTCAGCTCATCGCCAGAACAAAAGCCGAATTGCAGAATCTTACAGAAGAAGCACAGGACAATAAACTTCGCAAGCGAATATGCGGAATGATTGAAGTCCTAAAGAACGACCCACAAAGTTTATGTAGAATCCCATTGGAGATATATCGTGACAACGGAACAATGGAACGCTTGGGCATCCAGTGGAATCCGTAATATCTACGAAACCATTTACCGCAATGATACAAATCAGTAAGTACAACAAGCAGCATCCCCTCAGAGTCTTTGAGGCATTCGCTGGGTATGACAGCCAGAGCTTAGCCTTCAAATACCTCAAAGAGAAGCATCCTGAGTTCGACTTCAAGGTTGTTGGTTTTTCCGAGATTGAACCTTCTGCCATACAAGCCTACAGACTTCTTCATGGCAGGGAAATCCCGAACTACGGCAACATCGCCCTTCTTGATTGGAATGAGGTTCCTGACTTCGATTTCATTAGTTGGTCTTCACCTTGTCAAGACTTCTCTAACGCAGGACTTCGCAAGGGAGCAGAGGAAGGTAGCGGTACACGTTCTTCCCTGATTTTCCAAGAAAGGAGAATGTTGGAAGCCAAGCATCCTAAATATGTGATGCTCGAAAACGTGAAAGGTCTTCTCTCAAAGTCAATGAGAAAGTACTTCTTCCAGTATATCCGAGACCTTGACTCATACGGCTACACTTCTTTCTACAAAGTACTGAATGCAAAAGATTACGGAATCCCTCAGAATAGTGAGCGTATCTTCGTAATATCCATCCTACGCACAGAAGACGAACCGAACCCTGAGTATCACTTCCCTTCGCCTATCAAGTTAGAGACTACGGTTGAGGACATCTTGGAAGACGATGTATCTCCTGAATATTTCATGTCTCAGCCACTCCTAGAAAAGTATCTATGTAAAGCAGACATCAATGAATCAATCGAAAAACTCTACCCCGAAGATTTCAATACCGAAAACTGCTGATGGCTGCTCTGTTGCTGTCACCTCTAGTTTTTCTATGACCAGCGTAATGAATATGCTAGACACTGGTCATTATCCAAAGGGTGGGGTCTTAATCATCAAGAAATTATAATGTGCGACAAAATTATAAAGCTAGCAAACCTCCAAACCAAAGGCAGAATAGAGCAGCAGACCAGAGTCTACTCCACCAAGGGAATCTCTCCTACTCTCAATTCAACCATGGGTCACGGAGGTAATTGCATCCCACTATTCTTAATAGTCAAAGAGATATGATAACAGGAGGAAAGAGAATGAAATCCCTGCTCCTATCAGGGAAGGTGAAGCCTGATATGGGGGGGCAAGTCTTAGACTTATATAATCAGCAAGTATATCAAGGCATCGCCCCTACCATGCTAACCACAATAGATTCATCATCAATGACATTCGTAACAACCATGAGTAAAGAAATCATTCACACTGCTCCCAACGGAAAGAAATACTCCATCCAAATCAGGAAGTACACTCCAAGAGATTGTTTCCGACTAATGGGAGTACACGAAGCTGACATAGACAAACTCCTGAGCAAGGAGAAGACTGGTCAACTCATCATCTGCAAGAGCAAACTCTATGCACTGGCAGGAAACTCTATAGTAACCAACTGCCTGAACGCCATGTTCGAGGAACTGATATTCCCTTCAGGGAATCACTACCATGACAAGACTGGTCAGCTATCCCTCTTCTAACATGAACATATTCGGCTACATCAAGGTAGGCAAGCGAGTAAGTAAAGCCCACCGCCTTCTATTTGAAGGCAAGACCCTTATCATGTGGTACAAAGACAAGCCTATCATCGGAACCATGATAGATGGAAAATGGTGCTGCATGGACATAAATGGAAATAAGGAAATTCTTATGTATCAGTCTTTAGTCACCCAAGTTTCATTCTTACCTTCGCCAAATGAAGACAGAGAAAGAAAAAATCCTAGCCATCATCGCTGAGATTCAGGAAGAGCGTGAAGCTGCACACATTATTCCACCTCACGTCCTGACAGCCGAAATCATCAACCGAGGATGCCATCAGCCTTATCAAGCCATCAACGAGTTATGCGCAGAAGGCAAGATAAACTGGTGCAGAACCCTCAACGATATGGCATTCACTATCAGAAAACAATAAATTCAAAAACAATATGGAAACAACACCATTAACACAACAACTGCTAAAGCAGTTTATGACCAAGGCATACGATAATGCCAAAGTCAAAGGCTTGTTAAAGCCTGATTTGGACATCAACCAAGAGTTAATGCTCATCATCACAGAAATGAGCGAGACCATCCAAGCCCAACGCCACAGCCGCAACGGAAGCATTGAAGACTACAACAAGTGGCTGGGAGTATCTGAGGAGCAAGCCTACGAGGAATCCTTGGAAGGAACCGTACAATCTGAGTTTGCAGACATAGCCATCCGCATCATGTCGCTTTTGGGATTCTATAACTCTCAGAAGATAATCTGCCTGATGAATGATATTGAACTCAAAAAGACAGAGGAGTATCACAAGGTAGAGTTCGAGCACGGAACCTACTCCCTTCCTGATGCCATGTACCTCATCATCACTCGCATGACCTACTTCCCTTTCTCCTGCTCGCCAGCATGGATGAACACCTTGCGCTTGCAGGATATTCTGGTTCAGGTCTTCGCCCTAGCCCACATAGAAGGCATAGACCTTGTAGAGCACATCAAGTTGAAAATGCAGTATAACGAATCTCGTCCGTACCTTCACGGATGCTTATATTAGGAGGATAGCAATATGTTTGGAATAGAAGAAATTTCAAGAAGATGCTTAATGACTTTGAGTGATGGTAGCAAAATTCAAGCTACCATCTACATTCCAAAGCCCACCAAACCCATCTTCCCTGAACAGATGGAGCGTCAGTTCATCGAGAGTTTTAATAAGTCGCAACCTCTTTTAGTTAACAAGGTTGTTAAGTGTCACATAATGAGAAATTAAGATTATGAAAGAATTACCAGTCGGTTCAGAAATCGTATTGAAGGTGGTTGAAAGTGAAGGTTGCGATGAATGTTTCTTTAATAAGCTTTCTAGCGAGATTAGTGAGAATATCTGCAAGCGCATTAAGTGTGCACTTTATGAGCGAATAGATAAAAAGAATGTTCAATTCAAAATGGTGAAGTGATATGGAAAAGAATATTAATATAGAGGCTATTTTGGAGGATAAGCCCACACGAACAAAACTATATTCACCTCTGTATGGTGAGGTGTTTTTTAGCAGATTAGTCAATAACAATGGTATAAGAGTATTGTGTAAAGGTCTTGATGGTTCTTTAGGAACTGATGAGAAATCTTTTTGGGGAAATGGGAAGTTTACTCTTGGGGGAGAAATTTGCTTATTTCCATCCAAAGAAATGCGTGATTGGGAGAAATTTGCTTGGAAGAAAGGCGATGTATTGTTTTACGGATTTAACAACCTCTGTATCTTCGAGAAGTGGGCAAATATAGAGTACACTGAGTTTGAAGCAACGTTTGCAACTCCTAATTATAGGAGTGCTGTCCTAAAAACAGAGTACTGGAGTAAGACAACAAACGAAAGCTTAATCAAACAGCATATCTCAAAGATTGAGGAAATCAAAGGTGGTAAGCTAAACATCAGCACATTGGAGATAGAAAAGCAGCCTGAGTTCAAGGAAGGGGATATAGTAGCCCTTATGGTACGAAAATGTACACATATTGCTATATTCCAATCGAGACAAGAGACGTATATAGGATTTCATGCTGTTCTTTGCAATAATGAACAGCTTCTATTAGAAGAACCATTCAGAGAAGATGATGGAGATATTGAACTTCGCCTAGCCACTGACTCTGAGAAGCAGCAGCTCTTTGATGCTCTAGCAGAGGAAGGCAAGGCTTGGGATAGTAATAAGAAACAGATTGTTGATTTGCCAAAGAAGTGCGAGTTTAAGCCATTTGATAAAGTTCTTTGTCGAAATTCTAAAGATGATACTTGGGAAGCGGATTTTTTTGCTCGTCTTACACGAAAAGAAATTGATTATACCAAGAGTGATAAGTATTTATGTGTAGGACAATTATGGATGTATTGCATCCCTTACAACGAAGACACCAAGCATCTCTTGGGCACTACTGATGAGTGGAAAGGAGGTGAGGTGTGAACAGAAATAAACTACTCAACTTTCTTTTCTTTATTGGGTTAGTAACTGGCTGCATAGGATTATTAATGACACCATCAAGCATAACGCTAATGTTAGTAGGTAGCTGTTTAATGATAATTTCAAATATTAAGTAAGTTATGATAGACGATAAGAAAATAGAAGAAGCCAAGGAAGCATTTATTGTCGACAAGAAGATTTTAGGTGTTGTTGCTATAAACGATTTGGCTTGTGGATTCAAAGAAGGTGCTAAGTGGGCTATCAATGAATTCCTGAAGGATTTGTGGCATCCTGCTAGTGAAGTTCCTAGAAATGACAATGGTAAGATTCTCGCATTTTCAAAAGTGAATAGTAATATTAAGCTCTACGATATGAACGCTATGTTAAATGAAACTGCTTGTGACACATATCAAGAAATGTGGGAAATTAGAGTTAGAGCATATACTTTTACTGATTGGGTATTCGTGGAAGAACTACTTGATTTAATCAAGAAAGGAGGCAACAATGATTAAGCCAGTTACTATGTATTCTGTAATATGTGATAGATGCGGAAAACCATTCATTGATGAGTTTAATGGCATTGCAGCTTGGTTAGACGAAGGTACTGCCAAAGAGCAAGCAATGGAAAGCGAATGGGCAGAGATAGGTGATAAGCACTACTGCCCAGACTGCTATGAGTCTGACGAAAAGTTGGATGAGTATGTTCCCAAAAAGAAAGGAGATTTGAAATGAAAAAGGATAAATACTCATTAAAGATAAGTCGTAGTTATGGTGATATTACCCTTGATGGTTATCCTATAGCTACATATTCGAATGATGAATTGAAGATTCTAAAGAACCTGCTACAAAAGGTTCTGTGTGAAGTAAATGAATATATAAAAGATTAGGCGTATGAAAGAACTTAAAGTTGGAGAAAGAGTAACTCTTGAAGTTACCGAGACTGATAAAGAATCTTGCAAAGGGTGCTTCTTTGATAGTAAGATGTTTTATTGCGAAACATGGCGCAAATACCCTTGTAGCATCAAAATACGTTCAGACCATAAAAGTGTAATCTTTAAAGAAGTAAAGGAAAGCGTATGAATGAGATAGAAAAAATATGTAAGGAAATCCAATGCCCACACTTCATTGTATGGAGCTTCGGATATGGTATTTGTATATCTTGTAAGTTGCAAGGGGAAAGCTACAATATAGAGTCTATAGCCGATGATTGTCCTTACAAGGATAAGTTCAATAAACTTAAAAAGTAAAGCGTATGGAATATGAAGATTATAAAAGAGCAAGACAGTTGGCAACATCATTCAGCAGATGGAGGCAAGGCTTAACAAAGTAATTAAACAAGAAACAATATAGAAGTATGGATAAGAAAGAGAAATCAATCAATAATCATATTGGTAAGGCTATAGGCTATTCAGATAAGGCTCATTACGAGTTGCAAATCGCTCTAAATATTGCTTTGGAAGGAAAAGGGCTTAGTGACGAGGAAAAGAAACTTCTAAGCGTTGACTTTGCAACAGGACCAGAAAAAGCCGTAGAGCGTGTTGCTGATGGTAGTTGTAATGATGAACATACCAGTGCCAGTGATAGCTCAATTAGAGACTGCCGAATATCTGAGGTATATCGCATGACAGGTGAGCAGATACGTGAATATTTTAATTTGTGACAACTATGAATAAGAAGAAAGTTAAAGAATATATAAAGAAGGCTATTGATTGTATCATAACGGAGAAAAACCCTGTGAACGCTATTGATGCTCTTATCGAAGCAGATAGAGAACTCTCCAAGTCAGACTGGGTATCTGTTGAGGATGCTCCTGATATTGTAATAAGAACAAGCCGAGCAAAAGGTAAAGGTTGGAACATAGATAAGAATGGATTTCTTTGCTCACCTGCAAGTCATATCACCCATTGGAAACCTATTGAAAAATTGGAGGGGTAAGTATGATTACAAAAATAGATATTCCAATATATAATACTTCTGTTACTATATTAGTAGAAATTAGTACAGACGAACTAAAGAACTTTTATAAGCACAATAAAGATAATCTTACTTATGAGGAATATAAAATTCTCAAAAAAGATTTATCTAAGAAGAATGTTAGAGGTTCTACCATTACTTGTGACTCTGGGGACTATGTTATATTCCTTAAAAATGGCAAGTCTGATAATTTTGTTTCACATGAGATATTTCATGTTTGCAATAGAATACTTCTTGACAAAGGAGTAAATATAGATACAGAAGCTGAACCATGGGCATATCTAATAGGGTGGTTCACGGAAGAATATTATCGTAGATATTGGGAGTATAAAGATAAAGAAGAAAATAAGGAGTAAGTATGGCATATTTAGCAGTAAGCAAAGGAGGTTACGAATATATATTTGAAGTAAAACCTTTCCGTACGTTGGGTGACACTTGGGATGTAGTACAACCATTTTCTGGTTTTCGTATTCCCAAAGGCTCAATCAAGAAGCTCATTGGAAGAGAACTAAAATGGCAAAATGAACCAGTTGAATTGAAATAAATAAAATGAAAAAGGTTACTTGTATTTGCGACATAATTATAAATGGTCTTATGTTTATCAAAGGCTGTGATTATAGGGTTGAATATAATCCATTTACAGGAATTATAATACATACTGTACGTGGCTACACAAATATCAGTAAATGGCAGCTCGATTACTATTTTATTTAAAATAATTGCGTATGAAAATAGAAAATATTAAGTTTAAGGCAAAGCGTCTTGATGGTAAAGGATGGGCAATCGGAGATTTGCTGCATTCTTACGAGAATGGTGCTATCATTGTTCCCATAGAAGGAGATGGTGTTTTTTCTGTAGACCCTTCTACTGTCTGTCAGTACACAGGGCTGAAAGATAGAGAAGGGAATGATATATTTGAGTATGACCTTCTGACAAGAGATGGGACAGTAGCTTACAAGGTTGAGTATGTAAACTGCGGATATGCTGCATTATATAAGGATGTTGATTCACTTGTATTTAATCTTTTTGTACTCAGTAAGAGTTGCAGGGTTTATGGTAATGATTTAGATAGAAAGGAAGGTGAGGAATGAACAAAACAGATTTACATTCATCATTACTCTTCCTGATGTTGAGACTGGAAGAGGCAAAGAGCAACCCGATGTCAGACAAGAACTTTGTTGAAGCATTGACGGAAGTGCTCAGATATTTCCGTGATAATGGAGAGTTGAAGAAAGCCTATGAAAGCCAAAAGGATTCATTGGAAGACTTGGCTAAAAGTCCTTGGACGAAAGCACTAAAGGACTATGTTTCCTCCAAAAATCAGGAAGACGGAGTTGATGCAAAGTTTCCTGATATAGATGAACTTATTAAGGAACTAGCATCTGATGAGTTCGTCGAAAAGAAAATCAAGGATATTCTTGGAGATAATGATGTGGATAGCGGAAAGGAGGAATAGTTTATGACTGAATTGTTATTTAACATTTTTCTTTTTTCTTGTACAACTGCTATAGGGTTTATAATAGGATATTATTATTCACGAAAGTAAGAATAGTTATGAAAATAGAAATTAAAAGAGTTACAGATTGGGAACGTGTAGTGGATGCTGCTCGGTTCACACAAGGCAAGAAGCCGCTAAGACATGAGCCTAGCGATGAGTTCAAGAAACAGATGATTCTCAGCGAGCATTCACCGCTCAGGGAATTGGAGTTCGATATTAAGATGTATGGCATACCATACTGGGTGAGCAATCATTTTGTTCGCCACGTTCATGCTCAGCCATTCGTCTCCACATCACGACCAGACATTACTGGCTCAAAGGTATCTCGCCACGATATGCGTCAGGATGATTTGGTCAACTTGCAGTTATCCCTCAACGCTCAGGAGATTATCAATATCTCTAAACTGAGATTATGCAGCAAGGCATCCAAGGAGACGAGAGAGGTGTGGTATAAGGTACTTGATAAGTTGGCTTGTATCGAACCTTTGCTTGCATCCGCTTGTGTTCCTCAATGTGTCTATAGAGGATTCTGTCCTGAGCCGAAAACATGTAACAGAACTAAGACAAACATATTTTCCTTTATGAGAAAATACTACAAAAGTCTAGAAATATATCCAAGCAACCTATGAAATATCCAAAATATAATCTCAACGAATATGTCGGTGGGCACTTCGAGTACACCACCCCCTGCCCATTCGGCATTAAAGGCAAGTACACAAAGGAAAACCTGATGGTCGGTAGCCTTGCTTGCCAGCGATGCGAACACTTCCGAGGTATCAACAAAGAAGATGGTATCGTATCTTGTGGAATCGAATAGTTTTAAGAGTACAGCCTATCTGCATTCTTCTTAATAATTAATCAAATTTAATATATGAATACAAAGAAAATCTCAATCATTCAGCGTATCAAGGAGAAGTTCCTTGGAAAGCAGTTCTTTGTTGCGGTAATCGCCAACAAGGGAACCAGTTCCTATTTCGTCAACTCTACCATCTACCGCTCAGAGAAGGAAGTGAAGGCTTACAAAAAGTACATCACTACAGACGAGCGTATGAAACAAAGCTTCGACTTCGTAGGCTATTACGCCTTTCGTTCAAAGTTCGACTTCCGAATGCCTCTCAGCGGAAAGCCAGTATCTGTTGAAGAGGCAAAGAAACTGGCAGAGAAGTAATGGCAAAGATTAAAGACCTCACTGGGCAAAGGTTTGGCAGACTGGTAGTCTGCCGCCGTGCCCCTTCTGAAAAGGGAGCAAGAAACGGAGTATATTGGATATGCAAGTGTGATTGTGGCAGAGGAAAGAAAATCCTCAGTTCTTCCATGCTATCATGGATTCACACGTTCTTGCGGTTGTCTTCGTAGCGAGAATGCCAAGAGAACCGTCAGACAGATGCAAGCCATCAACAGAAAAAGACGAGAATCATTAACAGATAAAATAAGCATTTCATAAATTCATAGTATATTTGCAACATGAAATTCAAGTATTTAATAGATAAAGTAAATGGTTTCAGACACCGCAATGATTTTGTGGTACTGGACGGAAGAGCCAACTCGGTCACACTCTCCAAGGGCATCTATGACCACATCATGCGCAAGGAACGTTTAGACACCTCTATCTTCGTGTTCAGGTTGTCCGAAAGAGGAACATACGGATTCTGTATTCGTGAGGACTGGGAAAACCTTCACAAAGTTAATACCGCCTTCACTCAGCTTCAATACAATCAGAAGTATAAGAAGGTAGGTTTCAGAAGTGACTATCCATCCATCACAGCCATACTTGATGAGTACAACCTTCCTCTAAACAGAATGGTTCGCCTTACTTGCATCCCACGCAAGTCACAAAAAGGAGAACCTTATTACGAAATCATGCGACCAAACTCAAATTTAAGCACATGGCAACAAGACAAGATGTAATATTTCAAGGCTTGACACACTCACCATCCGACTATAATTGTCAGGATGGTGAGTTGGCAACCTGCCTCAACCTCATCAACGAGGATGGGGCACTCCACCCTATCCACCAGCCAGTGGTAGCCGAGAAGAACATCACGCTGGATGCAGACGATACCATTGAACTGGTGCATAAGGTTACACACGATGAAACGATTCACTCTCACTACATCATCCGTAAATCAGATGATACTTGGTACTGGATGGAGAAAGGTGGTGACGGAACCAAGAACGCCATCGACTTGAACGGATTCCACGTCAATGCCATCACAGCAGTTGGCAATATCTTATGTTTCATAGGTAACGAGAAAACAATGTACGCATATTGGAAAGGTAGCAACTACACAAGTTTCGACCTTTCTTCACTTAGCTATAGTGCAACAATCACCAATGTTAAGTCTGAGAAATGTGATGTATCAACCAACCTTGGCGATGATTGGGATAATGCTTTTGAGACGAATAGACACTTTAATAATAACGTAGATACTTCTCTCAAAGGCGCATCTATCATATTCAACGCATTTGATTCACTTATCAACAAACGACTAAACGAAAAAGGCAAGGAGTACTTCAAATATACAGTTTTTGGAGTATTGGCTATCAAGTTATATGATGGAACCTCACACATCAATATATCAAATCCATTCATCCTTGCGCCTGAAACATCATTCAATAAATTTATCTGGTATCAGGAAAAGAAATCTGTAGGCACAAGCACAAGTCTTCACACCCACACCATCAACGTTAGCATGGATATACCCGAAGGTTTGGAAGACCTCATTCTTGGTGTAGATGTTTATCTGTCACAACCTGAATCTTTTATTGATACAGAGAAAAGAACAAGAGGTATTTCACGATACAAATGTTTTCTTTGGAACAGCAACATGGAATCAGGAGTTAATTGTGATGCCTTCCAATATTTGTCAGAGGAAGATATTTATCAATCGTTTGAAAACAAATCCTTCTATCTCAGCACCAGTATCAACAAGGAAAAGCTAGGCACAGATGTACAACTCAAACGAGTTTTACAGACAGAAGAAAGTATTTCTTTGGCAGACTTCAAGCGAGACTCTTTTGGAGGCAAGTGCTCTATAACATACAACAACCGATTGCATATAGGAAACGTAAAGAAGACCATCTATAATGCTTTCGATACAGATATTTTCTCCAAGAGAAAAATTTCAAATGCACAGCTATGCCTAAATGAGTATGTAGATGTTGCAGCTAGTAGCACCGCTACCACCGATTATATTTGCGATGCAGTCTTCAAGGTAAACATCAGCGAAAATAGCATCAAGCGAGATATATACCATAAGGGCAAACTGCAATATCCTATCAGCCCTATATTGGCATACCCGAACACGCTTGCTACGGAAATGACTATCTATTTCCATTTGCCGAAGTATGACAAATATTACTCGAAGAGGCTAAATCTGAAACCTTCCGATACATTCGGTATGTCCTACTATATCAATATTAGTAAGAATCGTACCACTCCTATCGCAGTTGATAGACAATCTTCTGGTTCTTTGGATAATCAAGGTTTTGGAGGAAGAGTCGATGCGCCTACAGAAGAAGAAAAAGCTGAGTTGTCTGATTATATGTACCTCTATCACGATGATGCTGGTATTCCTGCTTTCATGCAAATATACCGCCACAAACTCCTTAAAAAGGGTTCATCTAGTGGAGCAACAAGAGCAGGAAGTAATGGAAGTGGTAGTTTAGGAAATCAAGGTGGAACGGTCATTTCATCTTCATATTATTGGGACAACACACCAATAGATACAGGTGACTTCACAGAGATAACCAAGGAAGAATACGATGCTGCTTTAAGTAATGTCGTGAGCCAAAAATATATCACACAGCATCCAAACGTCATAAAGGTTAGCGAAGCCGAGAATCCTTTGGTATTCCCAGCAGCAAATTCTGTTCAGGTAGGTTCTTCTATCATCAGCGCACTAGCCGCCAACACCCGACCAATCAGCGAAGGTCAATTTGGTGATGCTCCACTCTACGCATTCACCGATGAAGGTGTATGGGTAGTCATGTTGACTGATACAGGAACATATCAGTCACGACAACCAGCTTTACGTGAAATTTGCTCCAACCCTAAAGGCATTTTGCTGATTGATGATGCAGTTCTGTTCCCGACAGAGCGAGGAATCATGATGCAGCAAGGAAGAGAGTCTGTTTGTCTTACCGATGTACTGGATGATTATCCTTTCGATTTTCTATCCATTTATTCACATTCAACAAAGGATAAGACCTATCCGAATAAACTCCTTGCACTAGGTAATATTCCTGAGTCAGATGTGAAGTATGTCCGTTTCCGTAAGTATCTCGAAGAAGCTGATATGATTTACGACTATTACGATAGCCGCATCATCGTCTTCAACCCGAACTATACTTATGCTTACGTTTACTCATTGAAAAGTAAGATGTGGGGAACCATGCACAATGTCTTCAACAAGCGAGTAAATATATATCCTGAGTCATACGCTACAGACAAAGCAGGAAACATACTCGATGTGTATGTGAAGGAGCCAACAGAGAATGTTCCATTCTTCCTATGTAGCCGTCCTTTAACGCTTGGTCAGGATGCCTATAAGACCATGTTCGATTGCATTACAAGAGGATATTTCAGCAGCATTCAGGCAGGAAAGTGTGGAACGGTTCTGTTTGGAAGTAATGATTTAGCTAATTGGTATTACGTTGGTTCTTCTGTAAATATGTATCTCAGAAACCTTGTCGGTTCGCCATACAAATATTTCAGGCTTGCGCTTATGGGCAATCTTGCCACAAATGAATCTATCAGCGCACAATCTACAGAGTTCCAAGCAAGATTACAGAACAAACTTAGATAATTATGGCAGAATATACATTAACAGATTTCGATAAAAAGAAAGTTGAGCAAGGTGCATCCTTGGGAAGGAAAATAGATGGCGAGATTGTTCTATCCACCTATATCAATATTTATCCAATAAGTACGAATATGTACATGGGATATGTCATGTTTAACAACAACTTACATCAGTTGTTCTATTTCGATTCAGACGGAAATCTTTATAATCAGTATAAAACAAAAGTAGGTATTGCCTATATTGTTGATTCTTCAATCACAAAGACCACAGGAACGAAACTCGTCAGAGAAACCACATCAGATGGTACATCGAACGTTCGTCCATTCCCTAGAAACGGAATAGCTACCGCATCAGAATCTGGTGGAACAGAGGAAAGTGACAAAACAGAGGAAATCTTCTCCATCGCTACTCTACAGCCTAGAGAAGAAGTAGCCGCAAGTTGCTTGCAGTCTATGCTCCAGCAGTATAAAAATCCACTCAACATAGACAACACCAAGATAAAGCAACTTGTAAGCAAGTCATTCTTGTTTGCTCAGGAGTTCATCAATCAGGCTGTTCTTTATCGTGAGAAGGAGACAACATCGGCAACCGTTGAGAACAACAAGTACGCATCAGTTGATTCCGATTCTCTCAGCAGTGACACCGATAAACTGCTATACAACATAGCTACAGCTATGAGTAACTTGATTGCTCAGGATAAGAACCAGTATGCAGACCAGCAGAAGAATGGTTTGAAGCTGATAGCTACAGACATTAATGTCAAGACTTTACCTGAGTCTATCAAGACGGTTGTAAGTGGTTCTGTCAGCGCATCAATAAGCGGAAATGTTGATGCTGCTGTTACTGGTTCAGTAACAACCAAGCAGGAATCCACATCTAGTGGAACATAAACTTAGATAATACAACTATTGGCATTTAATACAATAAAGGGTAGCCGTCCGTGATGGATAGCTACCCTTGCTTTAGCTTAGCCTTAAACGACTAATCATTTAAAATGGATGCAAAGCGATTCTTGCTCTTCCAGCCGAGCGGTTGCTGGCATCCTTAATCTTTTGTTTCTTATCCTCAGCCAGTGCCCAGAACCTATCAGCACCATCAGGATAAACAATCATTAACCACTCATATAAAGACTGGTTCACAATATAATCGTGAATATATACCGTCATGGTATGCACGCTTGTCTTCGAGAATCCACTTGGCATTCTCATGGCTAGATAATAGGCATCCTCATCATTTGTCGGGGAACCTATACACTCTTCCCACTCATTGGAATCAAAACCACCTCCAAGCATTTCCATCTTGGTATATCGGAAAAGCATTTCCTTGCAGTCTTCTACCGCTGAGTCAAGAATCCTAGCCAATTTATCCCGATTACCATCCTCGCCCACATCATATACATTATGTATCAGATGTAGGTCTTCTACAGAACTGGAGATAGAATCGGCATAGGCAGCAGCCGTATTCCTGATGTCAAACACCAGTTCCTTCTTCTGAAGCTCTATCATTACCTTGTAACCAAGCTGGCATGTTCTGCATTCATTCATACTCACCTCCTTCCTTATTCGTTAGGAGCCGTTCTGATTGGCCTCTCACGTCTGTTGAAAGTTTCATGCAGATTCTTGATGGCTACAACAGACAATTCTGAATAAGTCTTCGACTCGTTAGGATTGGTAATGATGAACCAATCCATCAAAGCCTTGTTGATAATGTAGTCATGGATAGAATTAGTAAGCGCATCCTTCAAAGCAAGCGGATAATTGGATGGAAGGGACAGGTTAATGACAATATCGGTATCATCACTTATCAACTCGTTAGACGCAGTAGTACCATTACCTGTTTGAACCGACTCACTCAACTCTACGAGCAGTTGGCTATACGCATTCTGAATGCTACGCAAAGCCTGATTCTTGTCTTCATCATCATCACTTGCCTGAATATTGCTGGCAGTCTCAGCATCCATGTCTGCTGCTCTTCTGCTACGCCCAGTCAGGAATGCCTTGTTCTGAAAGTCATAAATGAGTTCACTCATATACAACGTTATCGCTATTTTTTTTCTTGCCATACTATGAAATTTTTGTTCGTGTTGGTTTCTTTTTGAAAAACGCTTTATCCTTGATGTCGAGCAATAATGCAGCAGCGTTATCTGCATACACCTTCACCTTGTCGTTGGCTGTTATCTCACACCATTTCCCGATTATGCTGTTCACCAAGAACGAGTTGGCAGATGAGTTGATTGAACTGAGTAGATTATCATCAAATCTGCTAGGCATTTCTAGCGTCCATTTGGTGGAACCATCTTCTACTGATTCCCCAGCAATGAAACGTTTCAGAACATTTATTAACGCATCTACTGATTCATTATAGAACCGCTCTATCATCGTCAAGTCTGCATCCGTCACAAATACTTGGTCAAATGCCGACTTTCCATCCTCCAGTTTATTCTTTGCGCCTATGTAAGCAGTAGTCTTCGCTACCTCCTCATACACGTCACTTCTCTTGATTGTAATTATTAAGTCTGCCATTCTTTATCTTTTTATATAGTTTATAACCTAAAACGACTAGCAAGACGCAGAGTGCTCCAAATGACCAGATAGCGTATTTCAACTGAAACTGCTCCCACTTGGATAACTCCTTCTCTACTGGATAGGGTACTGGGATAGAATCTCTTTTCAGGAAGGAATCCACCTTCACCTTATACACATTCTTATAGATGGTCTTCTCATGCCATCGGTCAAGAAAGCAAGTATCTCCCTTCTGTCTGAGGAAGATTGAATCACGCACGAAAACGCTGTCAGAAGTATGCAGCGTATCGTGTTTTACTACGTCCCGACATATAACTTTTTCCATCGGGACGTATTTTGTCTTGCATCCCGACAGAAGAAAAGCTATCAGCAACATACCCAAAACATATATCAGGAGTTGCCAGAAATCAGTATCGTACCACTTCTTCATAAGCCTACACTTTGAGTGCTACCAATGCTCTTTTCAAATACTTACGTCTGTGCTCTAAACCGTAAGTACCACCATTGATGGTCTTTGTTATAGCAAGAAAGCTATCACTATCAGCCAGTTTATTCAAGCCGTGTTTCCACCACCACCACATAGCACTCTTGGTAGCATATCGTGGCTGCTCCAATATTTCAGGATGCTCCATTATATCATCAGTCACTTGCTTGCTATTCTGAAAATCCTGATAGTTGGCTCTGCCAGTAATCTGAATCAAGCCCCTGCCACAATACTTGTAGCCGTCACCATCCTTCAAGTTGCCGAGCATGTTCTTCAACTTACCCACATCATACTTGTGGAAATAGTTCTTGTTGCCGAGTTCCTTGGTATATCTCAGCTCACCACTTTCATGTGCAATCTGAGCCAAGAAATGAGCCATACGCTTAGGTGTATCAATGTTGAAAGCCTCAGCATAACCATTTATATAAGGCAGAAAAGCATCCACCTTAGCCTTCGCATTCGGCATAATCTCCAAAATCTGTTCTCTTGTTACCTTCATATTATTTACTTTCCTTTACTTGTTTCAACATATTTGCGAGTTCGTCCTTCACCTTACTCTCAAAATTACCCAACTTGGTCTTAAAATAAATGTTTACTCCGAAGATAGCCCCAGAGTAAACCAACGCTTGGCTGATGTACCAGAGCACACCATCCGAAATAATATAGTTGTTCAGAAAGAATGATAGGAAGGCAAGGACGATGCCGCTCACTACCATTCCAATGGCTGTACCATATTGCAATCCTTCACGTACGTTTGGAGTCATAACTTATCTTTTTATACTATTAACATTAATAATATGCAAAGATAAGAAATGATTCCCAAATAGTCACTTTATCCGTTAATAGTATGCCATATTTTGCTTGTCGGATGCAAGCAATCAGGGTCTTGCAGATACTCTATAGCCATCAGAACCACCATTTCCTTCAATTCGTCTGCATCCTTGCTATATCGTTCCAGCATCAGATGATGGTCGCTCCTCAGAAGATTCATGGTCACTGCCAAGTCATGGATGGTGTAATCAGAAATATCATCCTGATGCTTGTTAAAGGCTTCTCTTATCTCATCATCCGAGAAGAAGGGAGCCATGTGCTTGGTTCCGTCCGCATCCTCATACCACATCTTGCTGATAGCATCATCGGCAAAGTGCTTGTCGAAATGCTCTTCGCTCAACACTCCATACACCATCGCACAAAGATGATGTACCTCCACATCGCTCAACTTGCATGAGAGATACTTACCGACTGCCTTAGCTATTGCCAACATCTGTTCAGGAGTCAACTCCTGCTGATACTTTTCTACGAAATCTACAAAATCCATAATATAAAAATTAAAAGTTTATGATGCTGCAAAGATACCAATATCTTAAACGCAGCACCATAAACTCGTAGATATTTCTGTAGCTATCTGAATATCAGACAAATACAGTTACGATAAAAACACCTCCTTTCTTTATTCGTCCTTAAATCTGATTCTCTTCTCTCCACCCCTCGTCCAGATGTCGTTTTTCTTCCGTTTCGCCACCTTTCCGATAACGTCATTTTCGTAAAGTTCGGGTTTGTCTTCCCTCCCTTGGGTCTCCGTAGCAATACCCTTGTTAGGGTTACTACCTTGGCTGGCATCAGGTTTCCCATTGCCATACCATTTATTGTCACTTGGTTTGTCTGCTATCATAACTATAAACTATAAATTATAAACTATAAACTAGGCAGCAAGCGGTGGATTCTGTCCATCAGGACTCACACCCTGTCCGCTCATCATCTGCTGCAACATCGCCTGAGCCTTCGGATTGCTTTGTGATGCCTGAGCCACTTGTGCTTGTAGCTGAGGAGAGAATCCTTGTGGAGTCTCACCATTCTGAATGGCTTGCTGGTTGGATGCAACCGATTGCAGCAACTCCTCTCCAAATGGGAAATCTCCTACTTGCAGCAACTGCTCCAGCGTGATAGCCTGATTCTGCCACAAGGTCATAAGGAACTCATTCGCCATCTGTCTATAAACAGGTGTAGCCGTACTTTCCGTGATGTTTATATCAAACTCCACGTCTCGTATCTTCTTAGGGTCGTAGTGTACAATCTGCCCTGCCCTACCCACAATATTGAAGTTGCGAGCCACATCATAGTACTGCTGCATATTCTTCACGGTCTTGTAAGCACCATCAATGACAAACTGACTGAAACTCTCCAAAATATCAAGCAGCGACATGGTAGCATTCTGTGTCTGCTGGGCATAAAGCGAACCGCTCGTACCTGATACTCCTGGTTTGCCTTGCAGCGCACCATTCACTCCCGATATATCCTCGAAGAACTTCAACTGATAACTGAGCAAGTCACCGATACCGATATTCGTAGAGTTGTTCGCCACTTGCTGAGGAACCTGACCACTATTGTTTGGCTTGTATCTCACCACACCATTAAATCTACTCCACTCATCGCAGAAATCATCCCAACTCATATCATCAGGAAGACAATCATCAGGACAGAGCAGCACACCTTTGGCACTCGCACGCATGATGAAATCATACATCGTGATAAGTCTGTTCACGTATCTCTGCTGGTCTATCACATCTTCCACGAAGCTGCGAATCTCGCCATCAATAAATGGATAGAACTTAAAGCAGTATGGATGCTCACCATGAGCATAAGGAGTCTCGCCTTCTCTAAGAATATCGCCAAATGGAGAAAGATAGTAGAAATGCCAGTAATCATCCATGAACCACTCGGCATCAATCAGAGGAATATCCTCTTCCATCATGCCAGCAGCCATACCTCTTCTGATTCTATCTCTGTTCTCTGCATCTACAATATCAGCCTTATCCTCAATATCAATTTTAAAATCATCACCATTATTATAATCGTGACATCGGTATCTTGGTTTACTCTCCTTGCGCCAAACCTCAATCACTCGACAGAGCGAAGGGTTGGAAGGATTCATAAAGTCGATGGTCTTAGGGTCGAACCCACCGAAGCGCTGAGTGCAGTCTGCAATAACGAAATCACGGTTAGCCGCCAGTCTGTAAATCTCCTTCAACTTGCGAGCCTCAGCAGGAGACTTGGCAAACTCTCTCAGCACGTTGCCAATGGTAATGTCATGCACCTCACCCAAACAACTCACGTCCCATCCACGGAAATCCCTCATATTGTTGTCTATGAAGAAATTGTTCGGGTTCACGTAGTCCGTCCAGCAATCCAACCTACCTCTTCGCCATCCATACTTTTTCTTATAGATAGCAGCACCGCTTATCAGGAACTCTTCCATGGTTCGGGCATCCAGTTCTGTCTCTCGGTTCAGTTGTCGGTTACATTGCAGCACCACGCTCATGGTCTCACCATACCGCTTTTCGTCCTTATCTCTAGCATTGCACGTAGGTTCTTTGCTCTGGGAGCGATACACTCCAAGCACATTCTTCACCAATCTTCTGATAAGATTATTCTTCAATGGCTCACTACCCTGCTCACGGATATAGTCTTCCTCCCTGATATGCTTTTTAAAGCCACACTTGCTTTTAAACTCAATGGTATCGCCCCACTGGTCTCCATAGCAGTATCGCTTGTTTCTCAGTCTTCGCTTTCGGAAGTTATCCATGTTATTGTAATATCGCTGAGCCTCCAGCAAGATAGAGAAGGCACGCTCATAAGGCTTGTCAAATCGGTTCTTGGATGCCTTCACGCTATCCAGTTCTTCCTTGTCAAGTACCCTACTCAACGATAGCAGTTTGGTTTCTTCTTTCTTCTTTGCCATAATTTATGATGTTCTAGGTTCAACAATATTTGCCAGCTTCCGAGCCACACCAAGGAATCCGCTTGCGGTATCGGTATCTCCAAGACTGACACACGTCAGGTAGCCAGCCATATACACGATTGAATCCTTCAATGTTTCAGGCAAATCAATATTGCCTTCACTTATAGAAGGCATACCCACATAGGTAAGCGATACGGTAGCCGTATTACTCTTGCTTGTGAAAAGTTCCAAGAAACGCTCACCACTTTTATGGACTAGTGCAGCGATAGGTCGCTCAGGGTTTCCCCTTACTCCAAATCGGTTACATTGAACCTTGTAAGCATCATCCTTTTCTGTGATAATCTCAGCAGAGCGGTTCCAGTCACTAGCCTTCACATTCAGGAGTCTAATCATGTCGGTAGGAAGATAGACGGTTCCAACATAAGCACCGTTTGATTCTGCCCAAGCAGTCTTCAACCCATCAAATTTCTTACCGTCCAGCATACTGGCAGGAGCATCCGTCAAAATGATTCTTGCTGCATCTACTATCTTACTCTGAATCAACTCGCTCTGTGACAAGGTATCAGTATCGGTAGGAGTCAGCAAGCCCGAAGTCTCTTGGTTTCTATCCAAGAGCACCTTCACTTCTTTCACCAGTTCAGATACAGCATACGTACTCATTACTCCAGTCCTTCTAGTTCAACACCCTTTTCCTTAGCAATATCCAAGATGTCTTCCTTGGTCTTCATTTTGGAACGGCTCACACCGAAGGTCTCAGCCAGATAATCCTTGGCATCCTCAAAGTCTGTCACAACGTGGGTCTTCTTTTCGTCTACAACCTTCTTCTTTGCCTTGGCAGCAGCCTTCTTCTTGGCTTCCGCAGCTTCCTTCTTCTCGTCAATACTCTCCACCAAGAAGAACTTGTCGTTGAACCAATAATGAGACTCAATAGCCTTCTGCACCTTAGGGTCTCTTGTCATATAGATACTACTTCCCATAGTCTTACCCTCAAAAACAATGCGCATCCGCTCGTTACCTACCATAACGCTGAATGCCAAATCAGTACCAGCTTGATATTTCTTAAACATGATTATACCTTATTATATATGTGTTACTAAAAAAGGGATGGGGCTAGTGCCCACACCCCTCACTATTTGATGAATAAATTTGCAATTCTACTTGCTTTTAGACAGTACCATCCTTGGTCTCGCCAGTATCAGATGTGTTCTTTGTCTCAGAAGTACCTTCTGATGCAGGAACAGCAGCAAGACGCATACGAGCATGTGCTTTAGGGTACTTCAAGTACAGACAAGCTACCTCCTGAATAACTACTGCATCGGTGTTACGGATGCCAGCCTTCTTCAAGTCGAGAACGTTTCGAGTCCAAGACAAGTGTACTCGCTTAACCAAGAACTCAGGGTCAATGGCTAAACCGCAGTCGCTCATATCAAAGAGGTCAAACAACTCAGAATGAATCATCAGCACCTCACCGAAGTCAGTCTCCCAGCTCTTGAACTTCAAATTCCAAATCTCAACTGTGTCCTTCAAGCGGAACTTATCAGACTTAATCTTACTGAACGCACTCACGAAGGCAGAACCAGCAATAATTACCTTGCGCTTGTTGCCGATACCAGTACCCACAAACAAGTCCTTGGAAATATCAACCAACTCCAAATCAGTAATCACTCGCTCGTTCTTGTTGTAACCCTTCGTAATCTCGTCAGCAGTAGCAATATGACCTACTTCAATGTCCTTACCTGCCATCCACCAGATACCCTTGGTAAACCACTGAGCAGAGTTGTTCTTGGTAGTATGCTTGATGCAAGCCATATCACCGAAGAGATAAGTGCCTTCCATCGCAAGACGCATATCGTAGATGCTATCCTCCTCGATGTCAGAGAAGTCCCAATCTACTCGCTTAGCAGCAATCTTGTTGAAGGTACTCTCCTCAACCTGAATCATGAAGTTCTGGCAGTACTGAGTGTCAGAATCAGGAAGGTTGTTGAAACGACCAGTCTGTACGTCCAACTCGCCGCAACTCTTCGCCATACGGATAAGTTTCTGACCCTTCTTCAAGGCAGGAATACCGATAGGCTGTTTCTTTACCAAATTGCCATTTACGGCAAACACGATTGGGAAGCCCTCTGTGTCCTTACCGCAAACGCAAAGTTCCAAGTCAGGAGTAGGCTCATCGGTAAGGTCTGCATAAGCCTTACCTTCATAATTGGTAATCGCCTTAACACCTACCACTCGGATGGTATCATCCAACGTAAACATTTCAGGGTCTTCAACCTTCAATATCATAGATGTACCAGTACTCTCCACGGTTGCTTCCTTAACGGTAGTCTTGATAGGACGTGTACCGATACTCCAATACTCAACTACAAACGAGTTGGCAGGCTTGGTTGTCGCATAGCGTGAAATCTGGTCAACTGGCGTAGCCATCGGACGAATCTTGGTAATCTTATCGTTGATGTCGTTCTCATAGAACTCCGTGCCATTCTCGTTATAATGCTCACGACCCTTGGTTTCGGTAGCAATACCATCATCCTGACGAGCAGCACCGCCATTGCCAGCATCATCGGCAGCAGTAGCACCACCAGCCTCCGCAGCGTGACCACCCTCGGTACTACCGCCATCAGGCAGAGCCGCCTCAGCCATGATAACCTGACCATTCACTCCAAAAATAACTGCCATTACCATCAGAAAGATGGAAAGCAGCCGATTAAATTTGTTACTTTTCTTCATTGTTATCCAAAATATTAATTAAACATTATATATTATCTTTTCACCTTATCGAATGCGTGTTCTCTTCTCATTGCCACGCTCCCAGATATTTCCCCTACGTGATGCCCTACCAAGCGCACCAAGGTTTGGCTGGTCATCTGTCTGTTTTGTCTCTGCATTGGCAGAATCAAGGTCGGCAGTACCATCGCCCTTCTTTCTCAGTTCAAGGTTCTTGACGTGCTTGCTGTTCTTGCCACGAACCTCACCTTCATGGGCTGCATCAGCCACATCGGTGTCATGGTTCTTAGCCTTGATGAAAGCAGTAATCATTTCTTCTGTAAACTTGCCAGTCACCACATTGCGCATTGTCTGAAAGCACTGGTCGATGGCATCATTCACAGCTTCCTCGCCATACTTCTCTTCCAACTTGTCGAACACCTCATAACTGGATGGCATATTCTTGTCATACTCCTCCTGCAATTTCTTGCCGTTGGCAGCATTCTGCAAGAACTCCGACTGAGCCGATGCAATCTCATCCGCATTATCAGGGTCTGAATAGTAATCAATGGCATCCTCACCATGTGTACGAATCAACTCAGCGTAAGGACTCTTGCCAGCCTTCATCGCTTGAAGGAAGGTAGCCGCCTCAGGGTCACTACCCAGCCAATCGCCCATCGCCTTTTCATTATCCTTATAACCCTGCAAAGCCTTCTGGTCAGCATCATAATCATCGTTGATGGCTCCATACATAGCTTCATCATCCGCATACTCAGTATCAGGATGGCGGGTCTTCAAACGCTCCAAAGCCAAGTCTCTCTTGGTCTTCGTTTCCTGCTGCTTGGCAGCACCAGCATTCTGTTCAATATTTGTATTATCTGGCATATATATATGTATTAATTTATAAATCAATGCCCAAAATTAATGCTTTTTCGGCTAATTTCTACTTTATCCGTTAATTATCGTTATTCTAATACGACTAATTCGATTATTTTTTGTATATTTGCAGGGTCAGATATGAAATATAAGGATTCACGATGTGATTTTAAAGAAGAACGTGATGCTGATATATTGAGGGCTTATCGTGAGATACTTACGACAGGAGACAATATAACACTCTCAGAGATTGAGGAAAAACTATCCCAGTCTCCGAGCTGTAGATTTTGGGTCTCGGAAGACCGTGCTTATATAGTCATATTAGACTTATTGTTGGGAAAATCCATTGATTATATGATACCAACCCGAAGGGCAATGTATCAGGAGATTTTCAGAAGATTCAAGAATTATAGAAAGCAATATCCACACTTGTCTAAGATGGATATTATCAAACGTGTATGCTACGAGCCAGCACCCAGCTTCTATCTTACTCCATCAACCATGCACGTCATACTTTATAGGGCGAGAAAGGAGGAGAAGAAAAGATGCTACGAGGAGCGAAAGAGAAGATTGCGCTTTATGCAGTGTACTTTATAATAATGTGTATCACTCTTATGGGCTATGATGGCATGGGCTTGTATGATGGCTGCACTCTTTGGCAGCGCATCAGTTATCCGTTCTTTCATCAGAACGTCTTCCATGCCGCCATCAACTTATATGTTTTCCATCAGTGTTATCGAGCCATACCTTGTGGCATCGGTCACATGTTCGTATTCTATCTCATCGCTATCAGCTATCCTTTCCTATCCTCCGTACCAATCATCGGTCTCAGCGGCTTTATCTATGCTTACATGGGCTTTATCGCCCCCTACGTGGAGAATAAGATAAGATACAATCTCACTATTCTCCTATATATCTGTGTTGGAATCTTCTTCCCTTGCATGGCAGTTGGAGTCCACATCTATTGCTATGTACTTGGTCTGTTGTGGGGATATTTAAATGCACCGCTATGCCAAGACAAGTAACCGCCAAACTCACTGATGCTCTAGATAAACACGTACTGGGCATCCTGAAGGAGAACGAGAAACGCATCAAGGAAATCAACACACCCTTCAATCCCATCAAGGGTGAAGGGTGTGGAGATAAGCGATTCCTGCTCTTCCTTCCTGATTTCCCGATTCAGAGACAGCAGCTTCCAGTTTCCATGAAGAAGATTCCTCTCGTCAAGATGCTTATTGAGTTGGGTAGTTGCAAGGCGGTAATCGAGGAACTGCACAAGGATATAGACGAGCCATACAACCTAGAGGAAGAAATGGAGCAACTGGTGGAGCAGTTCACTCGCATCAGAATGAAACACGACCCTTTCTTCTTCTTCGCCACGTTCATCTATATCAAACCGAAAGGTGGAGGTCTCCCCTTCCGCTTTGTGCTCAGAAGACCGCAGCGCAGACTGCTCAGGTGGCTGGAGGAGCGAAGAAAGAAGAATCGCCCTATCCGTCTCATCCTGCTGAAAGCCCGACAATGGGGAGGTTCTACGGTCATTCAGATGTACTTCCTCTGGCTGCAACTCATGTGGCAGAAGGGTCTCAATTCGCTCATCGTGGCTCAGGTCAAGGACACAGCAGAGACCATCCGAGGAATGTTCGAGGAAGCTCTGAAAAACTTCCCAACCAAGTTCCTCTACGAAATGGGAGAAGCGTTCTCTGAGAACGAACCGAAGTTTGTGGGAGTAGGAACATCAGGTAACGTGAAAAAGGTTCCTCAGAGATTCTGTAAAATCAAGGTGGGTTCCATGGAACGACCGTTATCAGCCAATGGTGAAGATTACAACTTGGTTCACCTTTCCGAGGTTGGTTTGTGGAAAAAGACGGATGGTAAATCTCCTGAGGATGTGGTACAGAATGCTACCAATGGTATCTTGTATCGACCATACACGATGATTGTCTATGAATCCACCGCCAATGGTACTGGCAACTTCTTCCACAAAGAGTGGCTTGCAGCAGTCAAGGGAAAATCTCAGTTTGAGCCGTTCTTTGTTCCTTGGTACGAGATATACGATATGTATCATCTTGAATTTGAAAGCAAGAAACAGAAGGTAGAGTTTGCCAAATGGCTATACGAGAACCGCAACAATACCAACACGATGTCCGACCGAGAAGAGCCATGCACCTATCTTTGGAAATTATGGACACTAGGTGCTCCACTCGAAGCCATCAACTGGTATATTGCCGAGCGCAAGAAATTCACCGACCATGCAGATATGGCTGCTGGCTACCCTACAGATGATATTGAAGCCTTCAAACATTCAGGAGCCAAGGTATTCGCTGAGGATAAGGTTGACAAGTTCAGAAAAGGATGCCGAGCACCTAAGTTCATCGGTGATGTTTATGGTGACGGATATAAGGGCAAGAAGTGTATGTTGAATATCCGATTCTGTGAAGACAAGCAGGGTCAGTTGTGGATATGGAGCAAGCCTGAGACCTTTGATGATTGCAAGGTGATAAACCGCTATCTGGTCGTAGTGGATATTGGTGGACGTAGTAAGAATGCCGACTGGTCTGTTATCTGTGTCTTCGACCGCTATTGGATGATGGAAGGTGGCAAGCCGTATGTGGTAGCCCAATGGTATGGGCACATTGATATGGACTTGCTGGCATGGAAGGCAGCTCAGATAGCCAAATACTATAACGATGCTCTGTTGGTGATTGAATCCAACACATTGGAGACGAAAGACAAGGAGCACATCTTGGAAGGTGGTGACCAGTCTGAGTTCATCCTGAATCAAATCAAGGACGTATACGACAACCTCTATGCACGCAAGCAGAGTGAATCAGACATCAAGAATAAGGTTCCAGTGAAGTACGGATTCCATACCAATGTGGCAACCAAGCCGATGGTTATCTCAGTATTGGTTCAGACTATCCGTGAACAACTCTATGTAGAGCGAGACGATAGATGCTTAGATGAATATCTCACATACGAGAAGAACGGGACCGTATACGAGGCAGCAGACGGAAAGCACGATGATTTGCTCATGACCAGAGCCATCGGACTCCACATCTGTTTCAATGAAATGGAAATGCCAAAGATGATTTCCAATCAGGCAAGAGTAATGAGAAGAAAGGTTTCTGTTTCGGCAGCAACCATCATATAGTTTCAAATTAAATAATTACGATTATGAAAGTAACAAACATTTTCAAGCGCATCAAGTGCGAAATCATGTATCGCCAAGCTACGGCTAAGGCTGACCTCGCAGCAAAGAAGAACCATGGTGACATCTTCTATGTTCTTCCTACGCAGAAGGGCAACTTGATGATTATGAACCGCTCCTATTTTGAAGCGTTCAAGAAGACAAAGTTGGTAGATAAAGACATGAAAGTCAGAGACCTCTTCAAGGATTGTGTCTATCATACCAACTGCAAGAGTAAGAAGGGAAAACTCAGCCGAAAACGCAAATTCCTACGCTGGAAAGGCTTAATCTAAAGTTTTTCTATTCAAGTGTTAACGGATAAAGGATAGGTAGAGAAAATTCTACCTATCTTTGCCTATTATTAATAATGTGTATCAAGTATGATTTATAAAATAGTACAAGGGAATAGTTTCAAACTACACATCTTGGTGCGGAAAATGGACGTATCGAAGGAGTTCCAGCGACTCGTTGACTTCGATATGAATCTTGCTACCGACATCAGGGTTGAGTTGTCTGGCTATTTCTGCAATATAATTTCTGTTCCAGTACAAGTAGCAGGAATCCAAGGCAACGTACTGATTTGCGACATTCCTTCCACCCTTGATTACGGCAACTACAACGTCAGGGTATCATGGAAGTATGATGGTAGCGAAATGGTCAGCATCGAGCGCAACCTTCTGAGAATCGTAGAACACAACTCTATGAGTAATGTTCCTATCGGCATCACGGAAGGAGAGCATACTGGCTTATTCAACCTTAGCTACTACATCGTGACAGAGAATCAGTCTACTTGCCCTATTTCTTTCATCGTTGATAACGCTAAGTTCAGCTATACCATCAATGGCGAAACCCAAATGGTGGAGAGTCAGGAGAATTTCGTAATTAACGGAACTATCAGCAACGGAAAGAAACTGGAAGCTCAGTTCATGCCTATAGAAGGTTTCAGCATCGGTCAGGTAAAGGTTATCATGGACGGAAAGGACGTTACTGCTGAATATTACAACAGCAACACCCACAAGGTATTCATCCCAGCCGTATCAGGCTATGTTACCATCACGGCAAGCGGAACCGTCAATGCAAGCTATTATGGAGCTTCGTCAGCCAAGAACATGAGCGAGTTGAATATGGAAGACCTCACTATGTTGGCTGGTACTCTTGTCGGTCAGACTCTCACCATCGAAACCACGGAAGAGAAACCATACATCTGGTTCGCAAGCCGCCAGCCGCTTGTATTCAATCAATGTGGGTTCGAGGCATCCATGAACACCACAAAGCTAGGTGACCTTTACTACTATTGGTCAGACGAACTGGTAGCTGGTGACGATAACGAATATCACATTAAACTAAAAGAATAATATGGCAGAAAAGAAAAAGTACAACAGCATCCTTGTAAGTGGGCGCAAAGACGAGACTCTGACATATTCGAAGTTCATTAAAGACGAGGAATCAGGAGAATCCGTCAAGGAATCACTCGACAAGAAGGTCAATGTAACGGATAAGTTAGAGACTCAGCAAATCAAGAATGGTGCTATCACCAACGAAAAGATGGCTGCTGATTCTGTTGGCAACACCAATCTCCAAGATGGTTCTGTCAGCAACGAGAAACTGGAGGACGGAAGTATCACCAATGAGAAGTTGGCAGAGAACTCCATCACCAAAGACAAGTTGAAAGACAACACCATCGGTGTAGAGAAGTTAGACCCAGAGCTTCGTCAGACTATTAATGCAGCTACTGGTCTTCCTGAGAATTTGGTAGAAACCATCCAGAACATAGATGATAAGCTGAAAGACCACCAGAGGCAGCTAGATGATAAGCAGTCACAGATTGATGATAAGCAACAGCAAATCACCGCCAACGATGAAGATATTTCATTGTTGCAGACTCGCAGTACTCAGATGGAAGAAACCATAAAGGCTATAGCCGCTACTGGTGGTGCAAGTCAGGCTACAGCCGTTACCTATAATAATGAGAAGTCAAAACTTACAGCAGTCAATATCCAAAGTGCAGTTGATGAGGTAGTTGACAAAACAGCTATCAAGAACGAGGAAGGAACCTTGATAGAAACTCCATTCCGCTACATTCAGAATGAAGAGTTCATCTTTGCCAAGGTAGATGCAGAAGACAAACTTCTCTTCGGTATTCAGTGGGATGGTACTCCAGTATTTGGTAAGACAAGCGCAGTAGAGGACAGACTTCATTCACAAGTAACTCTTCTTGCTGAGAAAGTAGCAACTATCATGGGGGATGAGGACACAACAAATGTCATTGATACCATGAATGAGTTGAAGAAGTTCTTTGCTAATATTGAGAATACTGAGACTCTTACTTCCATCTTGGAAAATCTTGATAAGACAACTATCAAAGATGAGGAAGGAAATGTGCAAGATACTCCATTCAGAGTTATAGAGAACGAGGAGTTTATCATGGCTGTAGTAGACTCAGATGATAGAGTTCTCTTTGGTATCTATAGAGCAACTGGTAAGCCATATTATCCCCAGAATGATATGTACCACATATCACAGAGCGAAGAGTTCCTTTGGGTAATTCTTGATGCAGCTAATCATCCTCTTCTTGGTATTCAGCAAGATGGTACTTGTCTGGCTGCCAAGGCTCAGTGGCTTGATGATATTAAGGCTATCAAGGAAGCTCTTTCAAGTATTGATGAAACCCTCAAAACCTTCCAGCCAAAAGAAGATGGCAAGGGATTGATAAACCTTGATGTAGCTGACAGATTCTTCTATATCTCTAATGATGAGTATATCATCGCAGTAGTAGATGCAGAAAACAGAATCCTTGCAGGAATCAAGTATGATGGAGAGCCATACTTCCCTAACCATGAAATGTATTCTGTAATAACCAATGAGGAATGGCTCTATGCTATCATTGATGCAGAAGACAAGGTTCTTGGCGGCTTCCGTGCAGATGATGGTCACATGATTGTTGGTGGTATTGATATTAGTACCTTTATTGCCAATGCCATTATTGATATAGCAAACATCAAAGAACGTATTGCTCATCTTTCTACAACAGAGAATGATGAATATCTTTCTGTTGAGACTGATGCCAATGGTAAGGTAATTGGATATACTGCTCCTGATGGTAGCCATTATCTCTATAAGGTAAAATCTGAGACTATCCCTACAGAGTTTGAACATATTGAAGACCCAGAAGGAAGAACTGAGATTACTACAGATGCAGAAGGTAAGATTCTTGGCTACCGCAATGCTAAAGGAGAACGCTATGAACATAGAATGAATATTGACAACTTAGAAGTTGAAAATTTAAATTTGGGGAATAATGCACAAAAATATATGCTTGATTTCATTAATTCACAACCAAAAGAGGTAAATGTTAGAAAATGGCATTTGCCAAGCTATGGTACAGTGAATATTAAGCAAGAAACATTTTTCCTTACTGCCAACGATGGTTATACAGACAAAACTGGCATTTATCCTATAGTTATCAATGAAGATACACAGGAAAATGCTAAAAAAGGTCTGACAGTTTTACAGTTCTTTGTTAAATCAACATTGAAAGATGAAGGAAATGGAGTATATTCCAAACTGGATAATAGTATTGGGTTAGACTTTTATGTGCCATCGATGGTTACATACGTAAATGAAGTTCCTTATGTGACAAGTTCTTTGACTAAGAATGAAATTGATGGAACCTATAGTGTTAATGAAACAAGTATAAAGGGTACAAAGATAATAGATTCTCCAACAATAGGTGCATGGTCAGTAGACAAGAAAACAGAACATCAGTGTGTGGTTGAAATAGACTTCGGTCACTATCTGAATGGAACTTATAATATAGGTGTAAACTATCAAGGTAGCTCAACACTCTATAACAGAAAGCGTAACTTTAGATTTACGTTCTACAAAGATTCTAGTTTCTCCAAGAAAGATAAGATTAAAATTGGAGAAATGGTGCGTACAAGTGGGTTCAATCTGAAAGCAAACTATACAGATAGTTCTAGAATAAAGGAGCTAATTATGAACCGCTTGTTTATTTCTATTTGGGAGAACAGAAAAAACTACCCAAGTTATCCTTGGGATTTAGAAAAGAATCCATTCTCTGGTGCTGTAGGTATGATAAAAGGATTTCCTATAAGAGTAGATATTGACGGAAAGTTTTATGGCATTGATATTTTTGGCTTGAAAAAAGATGAAAAGAACTTTCTTCTTGATGGGGATGCTAGTGGTATGATTGTTAGTGGAACACGAGGTAGCGCAACAGACCCTGATAACTGGACTGCTGCAAAACCAGAAGACTGGGAAGACGAAATGAATGATGAATTAACAGAATCAAATAAGCAGGCTTTGACCAATTTCTTTTCTTTTATCAATTCGGAAAACTTCACTAAGGAAAATGTACCACAAAGAATGTCTGTTATAGATTGGATTGACTACTTTATAGGATTGCAGGTGTTTCTAATGAAAGATAACACTTGTCGCAATATGATTCTTTATGCTAAAGAAGATAAGATAAAATTATTTCCTTTCTTCTATGATTTGGATTTGTCATTAATGATTTCTACAAATGATTACAAGCAAGACATAATGTCAGCATCTTATGCAAAAGACATGAGCCTTTGGCGCAATTTTAAAAATCTTTATTGGGATGAAATTACAAACAGATATGCTTTTCTCAGAGAAACTGTTTTGTCAAGAGAATATATACAAACGGTATATGCTGACATTGTGGATAAAATTCCTGATAATGACGTAGAAAGCGAGAAAAAATGGGGAGATATAAATGTAATATACATGTCTGACCTTATTGATATACTTTCTTTAAGATTAGACTGGTTAGATAATGAATATTTTAAAATTTAATATATTATAATATGGCAAAGTGTTTAGTAACAAAATTAGAAGGAAATGTTTTAAACAACAACCTTCCTTTACTTGGATTCTTGACAGTAAAGTTTTCTGTTGATTCTATTAATCAGCAAATTGGTCAGTTTTCCAAAGTCACATTTAAGTGTAACAAACGGATAATTTATCAAGCACAATCAGGTATTGATTTAAAAGAGCATACTCTTGAGGCAAATACAGAATTATCTCTTGAAAAAACTTGGTTTAATATCAAAGCATTGGAAACTGGTGAGCATGTTTTTTATATCAAAAAAGATGTTTCTGAATCATACTATTTTGAAAAACCATCAACATTTGTTGGTCTTTCATATTTGACTGCGCTTAAAAGCTTTAGTGCAAATGCTTTAGATGCTTATGATATTGCATTTTTGCAAAAAAGCAAGAATCTCGATGATTTGCACTTAACAGGTAATTTCTTTGGTGATTTATCTACTATAGATAGATTACCTATCAGTGTAGCTGAATTTAAAAGTAAAAACATTAAAGGCAATTTGAGAAATATTTCCAATAATGCTCTTAAGCGTTTAACTGTTAATATTTGTAATATTCAGGGAAATATTTCTGTATTAGGAAATTGTGTTAACTTAATTAATCTAGACCTTTCAAATTCTTCGATATCAGGGAAATTAGAAGAACTTGCAGAATTGCAAGTTTCAGCAGGTCGTAACAGTGGTAATATAACGGGATACACATCTGATTATACTTCGTATAACAATAGCAATACCCAATCAGGACATAGTTTTACAATTAAATTTGGTTCATCATATAGTAATAGATATGAAATAACATACCAGGCTTACGTAGATGAGCATAACTTGGTGTATGAGAAGCCATGGTGAGTAAGCCATACAGATAAAGAAGAAGGGTGAGTCGAAAGATTCATCCTTTTCTTTTGCAGCAAGCCTACACCAACTCGACTAGCAAATAGCAAGCCTCCTCCCCATACATATTAACAATACATCTTAAAGAACTTTTCGCACAAACTCCCCATCATATAACATGGCTCCTCGCTTAGCATATCAATACCATCCTGCTCACAGATATGCGCTACCACATGAAGAAGCTCATGACCTATTGTATTGATGATACTGCTATCAGATTCACATTTTCCAATAGCAAGAACACTCCTTCTTTCAGCTAGGTTGGAATAGGTAAGACCTCTATCTGCACTCTCCTTGGTTAGATGCTCGTAGGCTTCCGATAATGGATTTCCATTGCAGCCAATATCCGAAAGAGCATGGCATATCTCATCGGCATCAGGTGACTGATAACCTATGAAACATACTATGCTCCAATCGTACTTCGGGAGTTGTATCACTCTTTTCATCATAACACATCTTCCCAAGGGATAGGCACACCATTATGGCAGCAGTCGGCATAGAATCTGTTGAAGATAAAACCATCCTTCTGGTCGGCATCATCCACCATATCCTTGATAAACTGGGCTAGCTGCTCCTCATCCTTGATGGAAGACTTGTAGAAGTCTGCCCTCGCCATATTCGCCACATATACATGGTCGTAGCCTATCTTATTCTTCACCTCTATTCCCTGACCAAGCAACAAGGCATCCACCTTCTCCTTATCCCAAAACGTGACACTTACATCACGCTTGGAGGAAGGGTCATACTTGTACATCAGGCTAACCGCCCACTCGCACATTTTCTTGCTGAAATGATAGCCATTGTATCTGAGATAAGAAACCATTCCCTCAGGTTTGAGGTCATACATATCCAATGGCATTCTGCATTTTCCCATATTGCTGAATATTAAAGGGAGTCTGGTCATGACATAAATGTCGGTGCCAAAACTCCCAAGTTAAACACTAGCGACCGCCACCATTGTAGCCGCCACCACCTCTTTCACCATAGCGGTTCGGGTAGTTCCAATCATCGTTCACGTTGTTGAATCTACGTCTGTTCTCACGCTCTTCACGTTCCTCACGCTCTCTTCTCCAATCGTCACGATAATCAGGCATACGCTCACCCATACGCTCCTGCTTCATCTTTTTCAGACAAGACATAGCCTTGCTGCCAAAACCAAGCATAGACTCGATGTTGTCATACAAATCATCGAACTTATCTTCTGTAATCTCAATCATTACCATAATTCTAAGATTTTTAAAGTGAATAGATAGGTAGGAGATTACTTGCTCATGGTCTGCTGGAGCCATCCCATCATCTTGTCAATCTTGCCCTCAATACCAGAAACCTTACCTTCCAGTTTATTGATTTTCTCGGTCTGTTCCTTCTCCTTGGCTATCTGGGGGTTGAGTTGCTGTAGCATTCCCTCACAAGATTCTACTACCCTCTTGTTGTAATCTACGCTCTCCAGTATCGCCTTGGATTGTCTCAGCATGGCATCCACCTCTGCACTCATAGCATCCTTATTGTCGCTAACCACAAGGTTCTTGTCGTTGGCTATCTGTCCGTTTGCTGGCAGTTGCTTGAAATCCACCTCCTCATCACCCAGCTTCACCTTCACGTCCACTACGGTTTCCATAGGCTGAGGAGTAAAGCCATTGTTAAAGGTAGGGTATTTCGTCTGAGGATTGCTTACTGAAACCACCTGACCGATTCGCAAGTTCGGGTTCTCGCCCTTGTCTAGGACATAGAATAAAGAATTAGTTCTTAAACCTTGAAACATAATGTAATCTCCTATTATCTATTCTTGTTAAACAATACCCGTCATTAGCTGAAGGGTGTTAGTATCTCGCTCGAACCAAAACTGATAAACTCCAGTTCCTGCAATGTCGGCTACCGTCAAAGGATTGCCGTTGAACTTAGTTACAGCTTGGGTTACGCCATTGGTCTCGAAAAGGATTGGCAGCGTAGTTGTCGTACCTGTCGGAATGGCTTGATGTAGGTTCACAAAGATAGTTCCCCTATAGTTAGCATTCACGAAGGCGTGGTTTCTGAACGAGAAAACAACATTTTCGGTGTTCACCACCACGCCTGTAGATGCGATAGCTGCCGAGCCGTTACGATTAACCCATGCAAAAGGTCTCATCCATAACATAGCAGCCTCCTTTCTTTAACCCCAGAAACCATTGTTAGTAGCATTCAAACCATACAAGCCAGCCTGATAAGCCACGCAGTTAGGAACCGCAGTAAATGGGCTGTAAGGAGTAGTCACGGTCTCAGGCAACTTGCACTTGATACCAGCCACCTCGTTCTGCAAGCCAGCCAATACCTGATTGATAGGAGCCACCGCCTGACCCACAATCTGAGAGGTCATTGCAGAAGACTTGAAGGTGCTGTTCTCTTCACGCAGCGAATCAATCTTGTTCTGCATCTCACGCATCTCAGCCTGCTTCTGACCGTCAACGATGGTCTGAGTGCTCTCCTTGATAGCGTTATGCAAGTCACAAGTCTGTCTCTGAGTCTCGTAAGCCACGTTAGAGAAGCCACGCTCCTGACCTACTGCCACGTTGTTGATGGCATTCTGTAGAGTGCCAGTCTGCTGGCAGATAGCCAAGCGGTTCTCGCAGCAGCAGTTGGCAATCTGCTGAGCAATCTGCATATTACCCTGCTGCAAGGCATTGATTGTCTGCATACCGCTCATACCAACCTGATTACCTACATTCTGAACCTGAGAGGTCAAGGCAGAAATGGCACTCTGAATCTGACCTTCGGTGCAGTTCAACTGGGTAGCCAAATTGCTGAGTGCATTGCGGTTTCCACCGATGGCATCCATCAGGAGACCACGACCATAGTCATTGTTAATCTCGTTGGCGAGACCACCACGACCATTATTGCCGAAACCACCCCAGCCGTTACCTCCCCAGCCCATGAGGAAGAAAAGGAAGATTACCCACATGAACCATCCACCTTCGCCACCGAAACCATTGTTTCCCTTCATGGCAAGAAGGACATTTGGGTCAACACCCTGCTTCTGGAGCAGAGGCGCAAGAAGACCGAGCATCCCATTGTTAGATGTTGAGCCTTCGTTTCCGAATACATACGTTTTACTTTCCATATTATCCTGAAATCTTTTTGTTAAACACTAAATTATAATTCTCACTTTGTAACGTTACGAGCACAAAGATACAAATAATATGGATAGGGATTGATAAACTCGTAAAAGATTATATAAGTGCGTGATGAGCAAAGATTTATGGTTACGGAAAAGGTCATAAATATACAGGAGGGGCGATTGGGTCTCTCCTATATATAATGTGTAGCGACTGCTAAAGGTTCAAGCCGTACTTTCGGGATAGCTTGCGGAAGAAAGCCTTCTTGTTGGCAAAGTATCGGATGAGCGACTTATTCCACTTCTTCTCATGCCCAAACTGGTCGTGGATGCCTTCTGGTATCTTTCCATCGTGAACATACTTTTCAAAGGATGAGATAGACTTTCCCATTTCGTTGGCACACCAGCCCTTGTTGGCTTGTGTATCATTCATCATGGCAGTAAGGAGTGTCACAAGTTCCATATCATTCTCTGATAGACCGCAAGGGATAGGTTTTCCTTCCGCTTGGGCAACTGCTGATTCGTGAGCCTTATCAGCGAGAGCACGAAGTCCAGCTTCGATGATGCTGTAATTTACTAATTGCGACATAAGCATATATAATTAAAATGAGTGTAATCAGGAACATATCACAATAGTACATCTGATTTGTGATAACAACAGAGTCGTACATGATATGTATCACATTTACTCCTGCAATATAGAGTATCGGGATGCGCCACTCTACACACAATCTGTGCAATACCTGACCTTTCCAAAGGGAAATCGGATAGAGGATATAAGTGATGAAATAAAAGAACCAGACAGGTTCCTCGTTCTCTTCATACCATAGTTTTATCTCCATTTTGTTGTCATAGAACTGAGATACACCATACCATCGCATAAGCATGACGAGTATAGGCGCATACTTGAAATAGAGCAAGTCCGTCTTAATCTTACTTCGTTCAGGGAGTAACTTAGTTATCTCACCAATTAACTTCTTGACTCGTAGGTCTTCGTCTTCATCTTTTTTCATAAGCTTAATTTTTAAGTTTATAATGATTGGATAATCTTTTGCTGATGTAATCACCTGAGATTCAGGTGTTCTTAGATGCTGCAAATATAATAAGAAATGATGGAAACATAACAATTTAGAATATTTTTAATAGTTAAACTTTATAAATACTTACAGATTGATAGATTTATACAAGAAATAGAGGCAAAAAAGTTTCAGATTGAAAGCAATTATCCCCCGAAAGCCTAGCACTTTCAGGGGATAGTCATATATGTATTACTTCTCTGTCTTCGCCTTCTGTTTAGCCACAACTACCTTGTTAGCCTTCTCCAGCACGGCAAGAATCTTCTTTCTCAGGTAACGAATCTGTTTCATGTCCTCAGCGTTGTAGGCATCCTTGCCATCATCCAAGAAACCTTTCTTCAACTCGGAAATTTCCTGCTTATCAAGGGAAATCTCGTCAATGGCATCAATAGCAGCCTTGTTGGTGTTGTAGTAGCCATCGCTATGACTAGGAGCCGTATCAAGCAATAGGTCGTAGGAAGTCTTGAATCCATTCAGTTTTGTGAAGAGTTGTTTCAGCTTCAAGTCCTCGAAATCATCCTTCGGAGTAGCGTGAGCCTTGTATATATCCTCGGCATTCAACTTGTGAGGTCTATACTCTTCCCCACTCTCCTCAGCACGTTCCTTCTTCTTGTCTTCCTCATACTTCTTCACCTTCACATCATCCTGCTTGTACTGCTTATACTCCTCAGAGCCGTAGAACCGCTCCAGCATAGAGTAATCGCCATCCACCTTGGCTTGTTTCTTCAACTTGCTCAGGGTATTGGCTGCACGGTCGTTATTCTCCTTCATATTCCAGAACTCATCACCTTGTTTCTTAGTAACCGGTCTATCATCAGGATTGCTGACGAACTTGCTTACCAATGGAATATCAGCCACCTTAATTTCCTTCGGGTCGTTGAGTGACTTGGTAAGAACACCAAGAACCTGACTGCCCATGGTGTAAGCACCACCGAGATAAGAAGACAATACATGGTCAACCACAGCAGGGTTATTCAGATTGTATCTTGGGTCACCGAAAGCATCAATGCTATTCTGTTGCACATCAGGATAGTCGTTTCCGATTGAGTTAACCATCTTCGATACTCGCACCAGCCAATCAGGAGTGCCCACGTATGCCTTGGTAAAGTTCGGGTCATACTTGTTGTACTCTGTGTCCTTGAATAACGGCTTGCCAGTAAAGTCAACATTGAAAGCCAACTCAAAGACTGGGCGGATGGCATTCGGCATCAGACTGACCGCAATATTTCCGTCATATCCAGTCGGGTCGAGCGGAAGCATATCCACCACCTGACCGAGCAAGTCTTCTGCATACTGGCTCCAACTCTCCTCAGCCAACTCGCCACCCATCATCTTGGATGCAATCATATCACCTATTCCATAAAAGGCACGGAACTCCTGAGCAAGAGGAATCTTTATATACTCATGAGTGAACGGAACCCACATAATCAGGTTGTTTCGTCTATCCCACTTTGTGAACTGCCAGTACTTATCCTTATCATCATCACCGCCCAAAAGACTCATCAGGGCAGCGTTAACGATAGGAACCAGCACACCACTCGCCAACCATGATGCAGTAACAGCCGTAAACTTGAAAGGATGATGCTTAGCAAGCGCACCAAGAGTCTGCAAACTCTGTACCGCTGGGTTGATAAAGAGATAGAGATTTCTAATCATCTGCCAGCCATATTCGCCAGTACCCTTTCGGTTGAAGTTCAAGGTAACGTCCTTGGCATCATTCACAGCCTCATCAATGGAACGTCCATACTGAATAGAGGTCATGTAAACCGCAAATCGGTTACTATCCTCGATTGCTCTGTTCAGGAACTCAATGCCATCCATGATGGTGTGCCCTACCTTTACTGGGTTCGTCTTCCATCTATCCAAATCCTTCAAGTCATTCTTGAATTTCTTCTTCAAGTCTTCCACATCAAGCGAAGAGACAAAGCCAGTCTCGCCACCATTCATCATGAAGTCATAGAACATCTGTTCCTTTGGTGTAGCGTTTCCGTTGCTTACCTTCTCTCTCAACTTGCCGCTCTGATAGTCTCTCAGCATGAAACCGAGATTCCAAGAGGTAGCAAGATTCTTTCTGAGCAGATAGTTGTACTTTGCATCCTCACGTATAGCTGTAGATGCCAGCGTCATGGTCAGGTCTCGGAAGTAGTTGGAAGGGATGAAGAGAGGTGAAAGACTGGTATAGGCAGCAGCCATCTTTCTGCCCAACCAAGCAGCAGCCCTATCCAGTTTGCCGCTCTGAATCTCTCTTACTCGGTGTGCTCTGGTATTGTTCATCGCCTGAGCCAACTGCGGGTCTCCATTCACATAGATAACGTACTCCTCGCCATCCTTCATCACTCGCACCTCATGCTCTCTCTCCTCGCTATGAGTCTGAGGATAGGCTATGTTCAATCCGTCTCTCTGCTGGGTAGCATCGCCAGTCTGTGCCATCTGCTCCATCTTCTGCTCGAAAGCATCAATGGCAGCCTTCACCTGATTGCTATTCATCTGAGAAGTAATCTGAGGTGTAGCAGGAATCCACTCTTCGTTGCCGTTGGCATCCGTACTCTTCACGTACCAAGCCTTGCTCAGGGTCAGCAGGGAAGTTGGATGATTCTGAGCCAAGAGCATCAGGTGTTGCTTCACCCAGTTCTTGTTGTTCAGCAGGATTCCACTCTCTGCCATATTCTCGATGTAGGCGATAGGGTCGTCAGAGATAGAGGTTCGTCCGTGTGCCGTCTTCAAGGTCTGATTGAACGCACCCTTGCCGCCACCAACATAGTCCCATACTTGGTCGGCAGTAGTACCATCCCAACCACGGAGAGGAATATAATGGCTATACATATCACGCACATACTGATAAGTATCTTTGCTCATCATGCCAGCCTTGTAGCCATCCCTGAGAATCTTCTTGGTAGCCGCATTCGTAGCATTCCAGAGGTCTTGCACCTCAGCTACATGACTACTCTCAATATCCCTTACCAGTTTGTGGGCAGCTTCCTCAAAGTCTGAGCCACCAAAGAGAGCCGACAAGCCTGAGTAATCGTAGGCGATACCATTCTCATCATAACGATAGTCCATATAGGAAGGAGAGTATTTCGTTCTGAGAGCATTATCTCTCTGTCTCCAAGTATTGAAATCCACTCTTCCAAACTCCAAATCGCTATCATTGGTAATACGGTTCATATCGCCCTTGTAAGCCCTGTATGCCGCACTTCTCTGAGCCACGTCCTCAAAGTCAGCATCCAGTGACTTCTTGAAAGCCATCTGGGCATCACGCTCCAAACCATGCTTAGCCATCATATAAATACGGACATTATCATAGCTGTTACCCAGAATCTTCTTCATCTGGTGATAAGCCTTTCTCAATGGCTGCAAGAACTCATTATTGTACTCCTCAAACTCGTTCTTTCCCTTGCCGTGACTGCGGTTCTCGGCAGTATAGGCATCCTCAGCCATGTTCAGGCGGTCAACACCTACTTCCTTCATGATAGCTTCCTGAGCCTTGCGGATAGCCAGCATACTATCTTGGAAGGCGATACGTTTGAGCACAGAACCCTTCTGCAACTCTCGGTTGAACTCTCCAAGGGCAGTATCATCACTCAGAAGATGCTGCTCGTAGGTTGGAGCAGTCTTCCACAGAGCCATCTGCTTGCGGTACTCGTCTACTCTCCTCAGGAAGTCCACAGCACTCTCGCCAGCGTTGCGTTGTGGGATGGTTGGTCGCTGGGCATCCTTAGGCAGATTATTATCCTTCTTCCACTGGTTCAAGTCGTGTTCAAACTTGTCATAGCGCAAGGAGAACTTGGTATTCCCCACGATATTGGCATTGTCCTCATCGAATATTACGTAGTTGTAATCGCCTTCCTCTGCACCGCCATGAATCATGCCAGCAGGGTACTTGATGCCAACAAAACCTATTTTACTCAAAGCCCTTGACGCTAATTTTGCACCACGCAAAGGTCTTTCACGGTCGAAGAAGTCTTCCAAAGCATGATAAAGTTCTTCACCTTTTAATGTAGGAAGTTTCTGCATACCGTTCTCAGAAGAATCAAGTTTCATTTGGATGATACGCTCAATCCTATCTTTATCATAATTCGCTCCACCATCTTTGAAATACTCATTTTCATTGAATCCATGATGAGTAATTTCCCATAGTCTGTACCATTTTTCCAATGGGAAGTTTTGAGATTCATTCCATCCAAGATAGTTTTCACCATTATCATCTGGTATATCCACGTCATAGAGATAAGCTTCATTACTTGCCTCTGCTATCTCATTATTGTTCTTTTGCAAAATAGCAGACAACTCTTTCAATGTCTCATCATCAGGGAACATTTCCAAAGCAGATTTCAAGTCTTGTCTAGCGTTTTCTAAGCCCTTATCTACATCTTGGTTTTTATTGATATAATGGCTAAGCATTTGTCCAGCATCGGCAGACATATCAATCTTATAATCAAATCCAAACTTCCCCTTTCTATCTTTTGCACGTTGTGCATAATTATCACCAATTTTCTTAGAGTTTGTAACATACACACCATGCCCAAAAGTCTCACTTCCCTCACCCTCAAAAGCATGAGACAAATCGAACTTGTCAAAGCTAACACCAGTACCATGATAGGCACGGATGCTAAACTTAGGGTCAGAGCCAGTAAGCAGAGGAGCAATAACATGTTCCGTCAACTGGGTAGGTATTCCGTTGCCGATGATGGTATGGCTCAGGTTCTCAGAGAATGGCATCTTGTAATCATCGCTCACTCCTGATACTCTTGCGAGCACTCTACCCATGGCACGATACACCTTACCATCAGGCATCACAATCACGTCACCGCTCTTGGTTCTGAGTGTTGGCAGGAGTTCATCAGCGAAGGCATGAGGAACCTTTCCGTCAGCATAGGCACTACCCATCACATACAATGGTTTGTTAATGTTTCTCCAGTCAATGCCATCAGCTTTCAAGCGAATATCCATCCAGTTAGCCACACCATTTTTCTTCTCTGTCAGGGTCGGGATAATATCAGCCACAGCTTCATACCATCCACTCTTGTGTGCCATCTTCTTTGGCTTGGCAGGAAGTTTGCCATCACGAACCGCACGGACTATCAATCTCTCTCGGTTGGTGTAGCCGCCATAGTCAGCAGCATTATACACATCAGCATCCCAAGTGTAGCCGTTGGCATCCAGAGCATCGGTGATAGTCTTCATCGCATCCGAATCCTTATACCCCTTCACATTCTCAATGGTCACCACCTTTGGCTTAATAGCATTGATAAACTCGGCTGTACTAGCAGCAGTCTCCTTGTCAAGTTCCACCTCAGCATGGTTACTCTTCGTCTGAGAGTAGTTCTTGCAGACTGGGCTGGCATGGAAGTACTCCACCTCGCCATCTATCTGCTTCACCAACTCCTTAGGGTCAACATCACGAACATCAGCAGTAACGATGTGCTGTCCGAAATTGTTGCGATACACACCGCTTATCTTCTCGTCATACTCCACAGCAACCACTGGGTCGATGATACCCTTCAAGCCTTCCTCAACAAGACCGCCACCGCTAAAGTAGGTTCCAGCCTTAATGAGTGAGCCATCCTTCAGGGAGAACTTAGGTTCCTCGCCAGCAATCTCAGCCTTGCGGTTCTCGCCCAGAGCCTGAGCAATATGAATCATCTTCTTGTTTGCCATCTTCCAGCCGCTAGGCATATCCTCAATGGCAGTCTTGATAGCATCATCCACCTCATCAGGAGTGTTCAGACTCTTCAAATCCTCAGCCATATCAGCCGCACCACTCTCCTTTCCGTCAGCCATATCACGGAGAGAGAAGGTCACATCGCCCACACCCAAGAAAATCTGGTCTTTACGAGCCACGTCCTCAGTAGATTCAGCGAGAGATTTTCTTCTCTCCTCAGGAGTCATGTTCAATCGGGCAGATACGTTACGAGCTTCCACCTCGCCAGCTAGTGACTTGTAACTATTGTAATCATCATTCTTCTGATAAGCATTATAAAGACCTCTGTTCTTCTCAATCAGAGCCTTTGCCTCATCTTCCTTGCCTTCTGCTCGTAACTGCCTAATCTGCTTGGTTACCTCGTTTAATTTCTTCTTAACCTCACCTCTAACCAATCTAGGACTACCGCCCTTGGCAAAGCCTTCAATATCCTGAATAACGTGCTGAATCTCGTGATTCAATATGCCATTCATATATTTCAAATCGTCAGCATGAATGGTAATGGTGTTGGTCTTTGAATTATATTCACCATTTGAAGGCATATCGTTCATAATGGCATCCGTATCAATACGCACATCTTTCAACTGGGGATAAGCCTTAAATAATTCAGGTGCATCAATCACCCTAGATAGTTTGCCGCCATTCCAGAGCATATCATCCTCGTAACGCTTAACGATGTGCCCACCGCCTACGTCCATCGTGTCCTTTATCTTGGCATCAGGCATTTCGTATCTCCACTTGCCATCAGCACCACGCTCCCAGCCAGTAGCCATCTTGATAGCCTTGGCATCCTTCTTCTCCTCTTCCATCTTGCGAGCCACAGAGAGGTTATCCATACGGAAGGTACGCTCCTCTGCCTTGTCAGCAGCAGCCGCACCACGCTCACCAGCAAGAGAGAATCGGATATTGTCGCTACTATTGATAGCATCCATAGTAACCTTCTGTCTATCCTCAGCATTTCCACGCTCATAGCTACTAACATCAATGCCAGCATTCTTCAAGGCATCTACCACATCGCTTGGAGTATCGTTTGGAACGATAGCCTTTTCAAACTCATCGAGTCCGTAAGGTCTCATAAACTTGGTTTCAAAATAGAACACCTTATAGTCTTTCTTGATTGTATCAAGCAACTTATTGTATCTATCCATCCACTCATCAGAGACCTCAACATTATAAGCCTTCTTCAAATACTCCTTTTCATTTCCCTTATGGTCAGTAAGTTCAACCATACGAGAAACACCGCTATCATCAAACGCATATCTGTTATTAGAGCCAACACGGATTTCATCAGACAATTCCAAGAACTCCTTGGTAATCTTGTCTTTTATCTGGTTATGTCTCTCATCGCCAAAAGGAATCAACTTATCCTTGGCATTCTTCATGGCAGCAAGCGTATTAACCTCAGGAGAGTTCTTTGCTATGAACACACCAAGTTCTGAGCCGAAGGCAGTATAGCCGCCAGCCACACCCTGTTTCTTCATGAGCTTCACAGCATTTTCTATAGTATTAGGGATATACTTAGGCTTACCGCTAGGTGTAGTGCCATTATAAAGCATTTCCTCAACACCATATTCCTCTGTCTTCTTATCCAGCCAAGATGGGAAATCATCAGATAACTTCTTATTATCCTCCACCTTCTTCTTTGCAGTCCCCATCGTGTCGTGAACATCTACCTTTCCATTCTTTCTGTTATTGCGAACCACATCATTCACGAAATTAGCAGCGATATAGAAGTTCTCCACGCCTTCAAGTTCTTCAAGACGTTTCTTCTTCAAAGCAACAAGCAAATGATTACCCTGCTTTTCTGCACTTGCGATACGAGCCTTCAATTTCTCACGTTGAGCATCTACGTCATTATCCTTGCCAGTAGCCTTATTCATCAGTTGAATCAGTTCTGCTACCTCTTTATCAGTATAATCAGTTTTGTTGCCATTATCTGAGATACGCATTACCTCGTTGGTAATGTCGTTGTCATACTTGCCAGTCTGATAGATAGTTTCAGGATTCATGCCCTTATCAAACAAGTAGTGCCAGTACAATCCGTCACGAACATCGTCACTTGACAAATATCCCTTCCAGCTTTCTCTTACATTGGAATAGATGCCATTATCAACATCACCAAGTTTCACGTTCATGTCGGTATCGAAAGCCTTCTCGCCCTGCTTATTCATGATTCTCTCCACCTGAGGATAGGTAGGTGTCCAAGCATCAGCCGTGAAGGTTCCAGCATTCTTGCCTGTTCTCTTAGCCAGCTTCTCAGCCTTAGGAATCAGGGTAATCTCTCCATAATCAGAGTATATTCCGTTCTTGGAGTCAACAACACCCATAGAAGGAGCAGCAAAACCGCCTTGCTTGATAGCCTTTCTTAACTTGTCAACGCTGATATTGTGCATACCAAACATAGTCTTCTCATCCTTCAAAGAGAAACGCACATCCTTATTCTTCTCATTGAATCTCTGAGACAAAGGAATCACATTACCATTATCATCATAGGTAACGGCATCAAGCAACTTTTTGTTGTTCTTGCTGTTCTTATAGGCGAAGTCTGTATCATTGATATAATCTTCCTCACGACCATAGCCCCATTCTGCAATATCGTTGCCATCAAACCACACATCATCAACAGGAACTTTTTGTTCGATGATGTTGTAATCGTCACCCCACCCATGCAATTTTGCATTATCAACAGCATAAGCACGACTTGGAGTAACCCAGTCACCATTTCGGAAAGTACCTTCCTTCACATCAGAAGGGACACTACGATACATTGTAATAGTCTTAGCTTTCTTCTGAATAGCATTACGAACGTTATCAATAGCCTCCTTACGCATAGGGTCAGCTGCACGATAAGATGCTGCATTAGTCAACTCCTCCAAGTTGCCGCCATCAATATCATCATTGATATAATCACCAAGAGTTGATTCACCTTCAAACTCGCCATTATCCCATGCCTCCTTGCGTTCGTCCTTTGTCAAGAAGTAACCATTACCCCAAGGTGCAGCACCATTGAAGGCAGATGTACCTTGATAGCTGGAATCTGTAGAATAGCCAGCAGCATCAGCAGCTTCATTCACCATCTTCTGAGCCTTTTCCATATTGCCATCTTCCACCGCTTTCAGGTATTCTTCATCTTTCAATGAGAATTTTGTGCCCTCAACATAAACTTTTTCGCCATTTTCCTTGGTAGTTTCAAAAGAATTGATTATATTTGCAGCAGATTTAAGCTCTTCATCTGTTATTGAGGTTCCAGCATGGGGCTGGAGTGCCTCGATAAAGTGGAGGGCTTTTTCTTTGTCAACATTGCTTATTCTACCTGTATTTACCCAATTTATGATACCTTTTTCTTCCTTTGGATAGAGAGAAGTAATCTGATTAACCTCTAATACGACACCACCTTTTCGATGCTGTTCAACCGCTCTAATTGCTACGATAAAGTTCTTACCGTCTTTTTGAAGCTCAGTAAGTACAACATGGTCATTGGCGTTAGTGCTTTTAAATACTGCAATCGGTTCAGCAATAGCCATTGGCAAATTCTTCAAGTCGCTTGCATTAAATGGATGGTTATTCTTATATTTATCACCCGATTTACGCACAAACTTATCAAATTCCAACTCAATATCTGCATCAGCAATTCCACCAGCCTTCAAGAAGGAACTAGAGCGACCCAAGCGAAGAATCTTATCCTTTTGGTTAGGATTCTTCACTAACTCATCTAACCTCTGATTGAAAGCATCGTTTACCTTCTTCAACGAAAACTTAGTGTTACCAACTATCTTTGCATCATCCTCATTAAATATCACATAGTTCAAGTCACCTTTTTTCGCTCCACCCCATATCGTACCAGCATAATACTTGATACCTGTAAAGCCGAGTGAAGATAGGAAGTTGCTAGATGCCACAAAACTGTCACGTTCCTCAAACTTTGTTCCATTCAACGCATAATACAACAGACCATTGTAAACATCGCCAAAGTTTTTGTCAAGTGAGTAACCATTGCGTACCAACCTATCAACATCAACACCTAGTTTCTCCAAACCTTCACGAACAATCTTCTTTTGCTCCTTCTTCATTGGTTTGTTCCAATCAAGGTAATTGTTACCAGTATCATCAGGTATCTCTACCTCGTATCTGTTAGCCTTGGCACGTTTCAAAGAAGGAATATCTTCCTCTGTCAAGCCCTCAAACAAAGACTTCAACTTATCGAAATCAGCCAACTCCTTCTGTGCTGCATTTTGTTTCCACTCTGGCTTAGTCTCGTCATTGACGATATTCTCATCCTCCTTGATAAGTTCATCCATTCTGTTAAAAGTTTCCTTCTTTGCCTTAGCGAAAGAACTTCTCACAGCATTATCAATGAATCGACCGAACCAATTATCACCATTCTTGATAGCCTTGAAAGCCTTTGGAGTCTTTATCTTCTTTACCTTAGCGTTCAGAGCATAGGATGAACCGATTTTAGCCGATTTAGTCACGTAAATACCATGACCGAAAGTTTCTGAGCCAGCACCTTCATAGGCATGTGAAGTATCAAAGCGGTCAAAGTTCGCTCCTGTTCCGTGATAAGTCTTCAACGAGAACTTGGTGTGCTCTGTGATTCTCATATCCTCAGGCTTGAAGATAACATAGTTGGTATCGCCTTCCTCAGCACCACCAAAGTTACGACCAGCCTTATACTTGATGCCAGTATAGCCAAGAGAAGCGAGAAGTTGGCTTGCTGCCTTATTATCATTGAAGGTTGCATCATCCTTAGCACTTCTCATTGAGATAGTCTTATAGAAGTTGTCAAAGGTTCTATCCTTCTTCAAGTCCTTAATATCGAAGCTACGCAAAGAAGGCAGTGATTTAGCTACCTTATCTATAAGTTCGTCAGTTATAAGAGCATCCCAATCCAGATAGTTGCTGCCATTATCCTCAGGTATATCCACCTCATAGAGATTATGGTATGGCTCAGCCAACTTCTTCATTTCATTGTAGAAGTCAATCTTTTCCTGCTCTGTAAACTTGTCATTCATGGCTATTTGCTTATCTCCATGCAGGAATGATTCTAGAGTAGGATATTTCTTGGCGAACCTTGTGCCATTGGAACGCTGAATGCGATAATATGCTTTAGAAGGGTCATTATCCATCAGAGTAGCATAGCTTTTTCCAATCTTCTTGGAAGTGGTTACATATCCACCCCAACCGAACGCTTGTGAGCCAGCACCCTCGCCCATGTGGTCGAAGTCAAACTCTGTGAAGTCTGCACCACTGCCATGATATACCTTCAACGAGAACTTGGGAGCATCAGCTATCTCCTGATTGATGCTGTTCACAACATCATCAGTAACAATATCGCCCTCCTGAATCTGCTGAGGTTCACGACCAGCCTTGCTTACCAAGTCTGCTTGCTCTGCTCTGGTCAAGATACGGTTCACCTTCATCGCACCAGTAATCACCCAAGGGTCAGTCTCAGGGTTCGGGTTGGTACGATACATATAATAGCCATCAGTTGGCAGATGTTTCAAACCAGCCAATGAATGCTGATACTTGCCCGATGGATTGATACCCTCTTGGCGAGCTTCCTCCTGATAATCTACATCAGCAGCATACTCCACCTCAGCGAAAACGAAGTTCTTAGGGAAGAGAGTCTTGTTGCCATCAGCATCCTTGCGGTTGAACTGGATAGCATAAGGCACAACACCAAGATGCCAGCCTGGTCTATAGGCTAGCTTACCGCTACCGCCTTGTGTCCCCTTGCCACCCTGTTTAACCTGAGGTCTGCCAGTCTTGCTTTCTCCTGCAATAGGAGCCGCATCAGCATCGAGCCATACACCAACTGGAGTAGCAGCACCATCAGGGTTCGCTACCATTGGTGGATAGAGTTTGCCATCCTTTAGCACGAACACCTTGTAGCCAACACCCTTCTTCTTAGGTTCAGGCTTTTGACGGAGAGAGAAGGAAACATCTTCACCAGTCTCAGAGTTCGTCACATCACCATTGGCAGTCTTCACGTAGGCTTGTTCAATGGAGCGGATGATGTTCTTGGTCACATCGCTATACTCAGTACCAAAGAATGCCAACTTAATCTTCTGCAATATCTCATGGATAGCAGCGAGCAGAGGATGAGACATCTTCATGGCGAGAGTATGAGCCAAGTTGAGGTCACGAATCATTTCGCCTACCGCATCAGCAACAACCTCCTCAGCATAGTAATCTCTAGCACGTCCAGAGAATCCAGCATCAGAATATCTCTTCATGGTCTCATCTACCGCCTTGTCGAAGGCATCAGAACCATAGGTATCAAGTACAAGCTGAGTCAACTCATTGTATGCAGCAGGGTTCAGGTTCTTGATTTGGTGAGTCATTTCGTGACCGAAGATAAACTGAGCACCTTCCGTGATAGAAGAGTCAAGAGTGATAAAGATGGTACGATGCACGTTGCCATCGGCATCCGTAGTCTCCTGAATCCAGCCATTACCCAACTTGTCAGAGTACTGCCACTGAATATTAGCACCCATCATCTTAGCCAGTCTCTCGAAAGCCTTTCGAGTCTTCTCACCCACGGTATTGTCAACGACCTTCATATCATCCACCTTATTCTTCTCTACATCAGCAGCACGCTCAGATGTAGTCTGCTGTGTTCCATTGTCTCTAGCAGAGAAAGGAAGGTCAGTCTGGTCTAGCTGAGAACCCAGCGGATTCTCTTCCGTTGCATCCTCAGGAACCTCAGGAGCATTTATATTCTCATTTGTCTGCTCATTTATCTTCTCATTCTCCTCATCATTAATCTCATCAGAGTTATCTTCCCCAGTCTTCTCCTCAGATTCAGGAGCCGTTTCAGTCTGTGATTCTGATTCAGCCTTATTCTCCTCAGCGAATGCAGCGTTATCAGCCGCCTTCTTCTGCTCTTCAAGGATATTCTCTGCCTGAGCGATACGAAGATTCTCAATGTAATTTCTTGCTTCCGATGCCTTAAAACCGCTAGTTATTATGCTGAGCATGGCATTGCGAATATCCTGAGTGTCGAGTGAATCAAGGTTAGATGGACGATTCTCCCACAGACTATGCACAAGGTTGTCAATGGTTGTTCCCTTGCCATCAGCAGCGAGCAACTGAGTCTTGCCAAAGTCTTCTCTGCTCAATCCAGTCTCCTGCTTAACACCCTTGCTTGTCTCTGTACCCTCATAGTTGAGAGAGTGAGCACCGAGGTTGCTAGCCACATACTCCTCAGCAGTAAGCGGAATCGTATCTGTCACGTCAATGCCAGTACCATCATACAGACGATGCAGCAGAGTTCCAACCGTCTCCTTATAGATTTGAGCCACCGCCTCATCATCATCCTTCACCGCACTTTTCAAGCGAGCGAACTTTCTTCTAGCCTTCTCAATGAGTTCCTTTCTGCCCTCAGCAGTATCTTCCACCTTGGCAAGTTGTCGCTCATTATAAGCATCACGGATAGCGATAGCAGAGTCATAAGCCGCCTGAGCATCAGCAATAGCCTTCTCCTTGGCATCCTTAGCCGCCTTCTGTTCCACGAAAGTCTTACCCTTCACGGTCATGTTACTAGCCTTGTCGAGTGCCTTCTTTGCATCAGACACATATCCAGACACGATACTATCTGCATCCTCACCAAACTGATTATCATATAGCTCAGCAGTCTGTGCGGCAGTCAGCTTCGAGAAGTCAGGATTGCCATCCTCCAGCATAGGCACGATGGTTCCATCTTCAAGGGTAATGGCAGGAGCAGCAGGAGTCTGTTCAGTTGCAGGAGTCTCAGCAGATTCAGGAGCAGCAGTCTCCTCAGCAGGAGCAGCAGTCTCGCCCTCTATTGTCGGAGCTTCCACCTCTATCTCACCTCTATTCTCTCCACTATTATCCTCTATCATTGAGGATTCAGGCATAGCTTGTTTGTATTCGTCAAGCGACATGGAAGAGATTGTAGCCACATCTTCTTTGTTCACAGCATGAGGAACAATAGTGCCATCACTCTTCAACTCAACTACCTTAGCCTTAGCACCAGCATCACGAATAAGAAACAATCTAGAGTCAGGGTATTTCGTGTTACCATCCTCATCAAGTACATCAACGAGCACCACATTACCATCATCGTTGAGAATCTGATTGAAGTCAAATGAAGGTTGAGTCTCTTCTGTCTCCTGATTCTGCTGTGCAGCACGTTCTTTCTCTATCTGTTCACGCTCAGCCTTGGCAGCTTCCAGTCTCTTCTGGTCTTCCAAGTCTTTCATCTGCTGCAAGTCTGCAAGCTGATAAGGATTCTCCACCACGTTACCATCAATAGAGATAGCAGCAGTACCATCACCATAGTCAGCCAACACCTCATAGGTATGTTCTGTACCATCAGTATCAGTCACATTGAACTGGGAGCCAACTTCAACGGTTCCATCAATGATGCCAGCAATCTCCTTGATAGCATTCTCTTTTGCATCAGTTACAGCCTGAGTCTTCACATCATCAGCAGGAAGTTCTTCACCCAGTTCAGCGAACATCAACGCATCAGCATGTTCAACACTATTCGTTGTCGGGTCATAATAGAGAATCATATCATCGCTATTGCTTACATCAATAGAGCCATCATCATGAGTAGCAATATTACCACTGATAATATAGACTCCATAGTCTTCCAAACCGCCTGATGCTTTGATAGTAGCGTTACGGACAGAACCACGACTCTGGTCTGTATACATATCAACTCTCTGTTCTGCCTGATGAGCAGCGAGGTCAACCTTATCTTGTGCATCATCAACCACACCTTGGTATCGGGCAGAAGACAACTGGTAGTCATAGATAGCTTGGTCAAGTTTATCATTCTGCCCAGTCAGGGATTCCAGTTCCTCATCACTCATGGCAGATAGCTGCTGCTCAGAGATACCCAATGCTGCTGCAAGAGTCTTCATCTGGTCTTCCTGCTGAATCTGAATATCATGCTTATCTGCATCATCAGCATCGTGACCCTCTGAATAAGCATTGTCAATATCTGCCTGATGCTGCTCCTCAGGAGTTGTTGGCTCGTTGGTAATCTCCTTGGCATTCATTTCAGCAGTCTTGGCAATATTATAGCCACGCATTTTCATCAGGTTGATACCATAGTTAACAGCAGCATTAATCTGCTCCTTGGTCATGGTATCTCTCTGTCTGAGAATATCAGCCAGCACACTACCCATCTGCTCGTTGGTTGCATTGTCAATCTTATCCTTGATGTCTGCCCAGTTATCGCCCATAAGGTTCTGTGCATCACTATCAGCCACGTTCACCTTGTTGCGGAATCGGTAGTACTGAGCACGATTGTAGATACCTTTTACTGGTCGGGAGCCAGCACCCATCGCATACATAGAACCGACCGAGATAGCCATACCACCGATGATGTCGAGTTGCTGCTTAGTATCAAGAAGGTCACTCACCTTTCCTTCACCATCCAGCAGGGCATGAAGAGGAATACCAATTTCCTCCTCCATAACTTCCTCAGCGAAACCATTGATACCGAACTTCTCCATCCACTTCTTGGAATTGGTGTACCATCCGCTCTTGCCGATATTCTTGAAGAACTCAGCAGAAGCATTCATACCATGTTTCTCCATGAAGTTGACAGCACCCTTCTTGATACCATAGTTGTGACCGAAGAGTTTTTCAGTATAGTTCTCTACCATAGCAGAGGTCATACCCTTATAGAGAGCAGTACCCATAGACTCACCACCCTCATGCAGAAGATTTCCGTTCTCATCGAAAGTACCGAACTTATAATCGCCCTTCTCATCCTGATACAGATTACCCAGATGTCGCTGCATGATGTCAGCACCAGTCTTCAACGCTTGTTCTGTTCCAGCCATCGCATACGAGCCGATAACATCGCCAGCCACGATACCAGTATTCTTCAATATAGCAGCACTCACTTTGCCCATGCCACGCTTAGCTGCAAACTTCAAGGCTCCACGACTGATGCCCTTGGTAATGCCACCATAGCCGCCAGTCAGGAAGAAGTCAGCCATAAATGGGAGACTCTGCCCAGCAATCTTTGTCCAGCGATAGATGTTACCCATCTTCTCGTCTTCGAGAGCCGCAGCAGCATCCGCACCCAGTTTACTCTTCAGGAGCATCTTATCAGAACCAGAGAGAGGAATATTGTTATCCATCTTTGTCTTGATACGCTCCATCTGCCCCATGATAGCGAAGTCAGTCAGACCGAAATCCCATGTTTTTGCAGTAAATGCAGTATTGTCAAGAGCCTTCAAGGCATCCTCACCCCAGCTACTTGTAGGATATTGTTTCACCGCTTCAAGCGCACCAATCTGCTCAGTAACCAGAGAAAGAGAGGTTGCCAACTTATTTCTATAGTCACTCTGCTCAGCAGTTCTTCCGTTACTTGCACCGATACTAGCACCATAAGAGAGCAAAGGATTTCCGTGTTGACGATTATCCTCAGCGATAAGAGCCTCAATCTCCTTCTTTCGGGCATAGGCATCAGCCAGTTTCTTGTCAAACTGCTTTTGAGCACCTTCCTCAGTAAGGTAGGTTCCATTCTTGCCGATGTTCTCCTGCAAGTCATAGTTACCATTCTTGTCACGAACATCAAAGGCAGATGGAATCTCGCCAGTATCTACCGCTTGCTGATAAGCGTTATTCTGCTCGTCAAGGATAGCTTGTTTCTGCTCAGCATCATTCTGAGAATAAACATTCTCATTGTCCGAGGTAACGTATGCGCCAGCCTTGCCAGTCTCAGGATTGTAAGCGAAATCATCCTTCACCACATTGTTTGCATCACCACCATAAGGAGTCTGATGTGTACCCAAGTTCACACGACCGAAATCCTTCTGCTGTTTCTGCTTGCGTTGTTTCAGTCTGTTGTATCTGCCAGCATTGTTCATTGTCTGCTGAGCACTAGCCGAGATAGCTGATGCCCCAGCCAAGAAACGAGCACGGTCAGCAGCACTCATAGGAACAATACCGCCCTTCGCTCTAGATGAAGTCTTACTACGTGGTTCAAAGAGTGCAGAGTAAAAACGCTCATAAGTAGATGGAACATCAAAGTTCTGAGCCTTCAAGTTCTCATAGATAGCATGTCTGTTATCCGCACCGCCCTTTCCGTCTCTTGTCAGAGCACTCTCAAACTTATTGTAATCATCAGGCACATCATAGTTCTGTGCTTTCAGATTCTTGTATAAAGTGTATAATGGTCTTTCTGCCATGATATATATATATTTGTTTGTTACCAAATTCTTGTTACCAATTCTGTTACCACTTTACTCCAGTCTTCTTCTTGCCACCCTTGTTGGATGATGACGTATGGTTCTGTTTACCCTTACCATGCTTACGCTGATAGGCTATCTTCTGAGCCTTCTTTCCTGCTGCCGTTTTAGGAGAGTAGCCCATCTTCTTCACTTCCCTTGCAGCCTCAGCCATGCCCTCAGGGTCTTTATCCATCAAATCCATATACTCATCAACCTCTCCTGAGTAGGAGCCTTTTCGAGAACTGCCACTACCCGACTTGTTGGCACGCAAACGACCAGTCTCAGCATTCATACGTTGTATAGCCTCTTGTGCTTGCCAATGAGAAATCTGCCCATCAGCCAGAGCCTTCTTGATAGCCAAGACTGCCTTCTTGTAATCAGCATCAGTCTGATACTTCATCTTCGACAAGTCAAGTCTTCTGTTACCTTGGTCAATTCTCTGCTGCCCTTGGTCATTCTTCACCTTGTTGATTTCGTTCTGCATATCGTGATACCTCATCTGCTCAGCGAGAGTCAGGTTATTCTTCCGAGCTTCCTCATCAAGAGCGAGTGCCCTCTGATACCCAGCAAGCCATGATGCCCGATTCTTCTGTCTCTGCTCGTCCATATAAGCCTTGCGTTTATTAATCGCCTTAGTCATATCCGACTCAGGATTGTGTACCACCTTGGCACCATTCGTAGCAAAGAAAATATTGGCGAGCGCACGAAGACCATCACCAGTAGCAGCGATACGAGCCTTGGCACGTTCCTTCTTCTCTCTGTTCGCCCTCTGCTCATCAGTCTCATTCAGTTCAGGATTCAGCATCTTATACATATCAGCATAAGACAACTGCTTAGGCTGAGGTTTAGGCTCCTCCTTCTTCACGATGGGTACGGATGGTTTATCCTCCTCATCACTTGGTGCACCCTGATTCACATCTACACCATTGGCGATAGCTTGTTGAGTAGCGATAGTCTTCTCTCTAGCCGCCTTCATCGTAGGTGTTTCATTCTGAAGAGTAGCAGCATTCATCTGGTCAATCTTCTTGCCAGCCGCATCAAGTTGCTGCTGAGTGAAGACTGGAGCCTGAGTCTGTGCCACCTTCTGAGCGGCATCCACCCCACTCTGCTGCTTGTTGAGAACACTCTGTGTAGTCTTCAAGCCATTATTGTTTCGTAACATATCTGATGCTTTCATAGGCTTATGCTTTAATCTTTGGTGCATTACCACCAATCATATTATTCAAGTCATTCGCTACTTGCTGCTGTGTAGGAACCGCACCCACCTTGGCATCCAACTTAGCCATATCTGCATCGGTAGGCATTGCCACGTCAGGACGAGCCACCTTACTCTTACCAGAACCACTATCAAGCGATGCAGCGATGTTGGCAGCAGTACCAGCCACACCAGCCACCGCATTGGCTGTATCAGCAGCCTTCTCAGCATCAATACTCATCTGCTGGTTCTGCAACTGATTCTTTCTGTTCATATACTGCTGCTCGATGTTATCCTTTCGGGCATCATTGGCAGCTACAATCTGTGAGGTAGTATCAGCAAGAGTCTTGTTATTTGCCTCCTTTACCGCAGTAGTGGAGTCTTCCGTACCACCCATCACCGCTTGTCTGCCCTTAGCTGCCTTGTTTCTGTTCTTAATCTGCTCCTGCATCTGAGTGAGCAAGCGAACCGTATCAGCACGTTTGGTCGGGTCGGCATTGTATGTTCGGTCATACCATGCCTGATTTTCTTTCTGTTGCTGGGCAATCATCTGTTCCTGCTTACGTCTCGCCTTGCGGTTAGCTACACCACCAGCGATACTACTTGCAAGTCCAAGACCTGCCCCAATTAATGCTCCTAACATATATATGTATTTTAATTATTAATAATGTGGCAAAGTTAATAATACTAGCCGAAAATCATATTTTATCCGTTAATACTCGTGCTGCTGATTCAATTATTAACGGATAAAACTCGCATATAAATAATAATTAGTACCTTTGCGGCATTAATAGACAGAAAAAATATGGCAACAGAAAGAAATTCTAGAGGTCAGTTCGAGAAAGGTCGAGCAAAAACTGGAGGAAAGCAGAAGGGATATGAATCTCCTATCAAGAAGGAGTTTCGTGAACTCTGTGCCGATTTTTCCAGAGAGGCTTGGGATGATTTCATGGAAGCTTGGTATAAGTGCGAGCCTAAGGATAAGGTATCAACCTTTATCAAGATACTGGAGTTTAATTGTCCTAAGCTACAGACCGTCACTCTTGACGATAAGCGTGAGGTTCACAATGCCCTCACCGAGAAGTTAAGACAGATGTCAGAAGAGGAAGGTTAAATTAAATTTATCATAATTAAGAAGAACGATTGTTTTTTTCATAGGTTTTTTAGTTTATAGGTTTTAAGATTGTTAGGATAACAAAATAGGGAATGCGTGAGCACTCCCTATTCTTTTATTCACTATCAGCGACCGCCTCTTGCCCTTCTATCCCCAGCCATGTCCGTCTTGGAACCACGATTCACCGATGATGGTTTATACCTGATTCCTGCCTTGGTGTGACTGGCATCCATACCCTTGCGAGAAGCTGCCCCATACTTCTTGTCGTGGGCAGCGTTATGACGAGCCAATTCCCTACGCTTAGCCTTCTGAGCAGGAGAAGACTCGAAGCGAGTATCATATTTCTTCTTGCGCTCCCTAGCTGCTGGGTGAGTCTGATAATATCTAGCTGATTCTGATACCATAGTTACTCCTTATATTTGTCTTTATCTTCATTCAACGCATCATCAAGATACTTGTCAAGAGCCTTAATACACTTATCAGGAATCTTATTTGCATTCTTGTTTTCTTTGAGATAATCAATAGTGCCACCTACTCCATAAATGATAAGCAGACTCTTTGTGGAAGGAATGAATACACAAATAGTTATTCCAAACACCAAAGCATATATAGAACACTTAATATTTCTTTTTATCTTTTCAAAAGGTTCATCATAATCAGAACCGAACATTAATGTCCACAAACCTAAACCAAATAGCACTATAATAGATAAAATAAAGACAACTTCACCAAAATCATGTAAGTTGCCCAAAACACCTAACCAATATAATTCACTCATAATCTTAAATTTTAATTAATATATCTATCTCCAATAAAGTTCACGATGTTCCTTCTTCAACAAATCCCCAGTTCTACACCACCAGTCATTCGGACTCGCTTTAAGATACGCTTCCTCCTCAGGGCAGTACTCTTCATGAGTAAGGATAGGATGAGAGGTAGGCTTGAACTGATGCACACACAGCAAGTCTGCATGATTGCCGCCATAAATTCTTGGTGGCATAACATCTTTCGCCTGATGCCACACCTTGTTGAGGTCGATGAGGTCAACCCCATCCAGTTCCTTCAGTACATCATCAATCTTACCCATCACACGATTCAGGACTTCTGCCCTATCCGTCCCACCCTTCGCAATTAACCACTGGGCATCACTCAGGGCGTCTCTAATCAACATATCCAGTTCCATAAGCCAAAATTTTAATTATTAACTTCGTTCAATATCTTAATCACTCTGCTAAACATAGAGCCAGCCCAGCTATCATCCCCATTATGATGCAGATGGATATAGTCATACACCGCTCTATAGAAGGTCTCGGAAGTATAGCGCAAGCCGTAGTCTTCCGTCTGAAACTCATCCTTGGCGGTCAACTCGTCACACTCCAGATGCCGCTTATGAGCTTCCATCTTGCCATCTACCTTCAAGGCCTCATACCCATACTCCTCACCCTTATGAATAGGGCAAAGACACAACTCACATACATGCTGCTTGCGAGCAGTTTTGACCAAATAACTGATTGACTCTATCTTCATGATAACTTGTCCACCTCCCTTCAAGTAAAGAATAAAAACTATTCATCACATGAGACTTAATCTTTTCTTGAAAGAAACTATTAGCATAAAAACTACATATTCCAAACAAAGAATAAGCAGGAACATCTTTGAAACAACCATCCAAAACCTTCAACAGTCCTAGATGTGTTTGTCGAACTTTTAACTGACATAGACCATTACCTATATTATATCCCTTATCATATCCTTCCTTAAATGCAGCATCCTTAATTTCTTTTATAGTCTCTTCATTCAGGTTTGCTTTAGCCTGCAACTCCTGATACTGGTCGTAGTCAAGAATGACCTTTGCTTTTTCTTCCTTTTCCATAAGCCAAAATTTTACTTGTTCAACTATATATACTATCCATTCTTTGCCCATCCCCTAAAGGAGAGGGCAGCAGCAAGGAAAATCTTTATTTAATTATCAACTACTATAAGCAGTAGATTATTCCCTACCAAAGCCTACATAGAACAAAGTTACCCACTTTGTTTGATTCATCTATGTAGGGGTAGTGCCTTTCGGCAGATGGGCACCTGTTGTCAATGGATGGGACAGAGCAGGGTTTACCTACATGGATATATTCTACTAGACTGAGCAGTTTTATATATCGGTCGATAACTCCGAAGAGGACTGCACGGATTGAACCTCGTATGTCTTGTCAAAAACTCTGGGATAAAAAAGAGGAATCCCAAGGTCATGTTGCGCTAACCAAGGGATTCCATATCTCGTAGGCTTAAAGCCTGAAAGGAGGACAAATCTGTATGTGTCAATCGCAACTTTGACGATGCAAAGATAGAAGCTTTTTCTGAAACCACCAAATGCTAAAAAGTGTTGAATGTAAATAAAATTGTATTTTTAGGGAAATAGATATACATTAGATATACGAAACGGCACAATGTTAATCTAAGTTAAAGTCTTTTTAAATACTAATTGTGAATAAGATTTAATTCGTATCTTTGTTGTGGGCAAGTTAGTTACTTTGCAAAGATTAACACTTCATTGTTGCTATTTTGTTACTCGTCAAAAACGAAAAAACATATAACTATATATAAATCAGGTGTTTAACTAACAAAATAAATCATATTGGAATAATAAAGATAATTATTTTAAGTTGTTAAACACTTACACATTCTTTTACCACCGTGGTTATCTCTATGTGAAACTCGGTTGGTGTGCCACAACTGGGCAAC